CTAAACAACAGCATTGTCCTGGCGCACATCGCAGATAGTAAACGTCACGACCCCGATAACAGCAACATCGTCCAGGGCTTCGCCCTCGATCGCTTCGCCATCTTCGGTAATCAGCGACCTTCCTCTCAGCGTGGCAAGCTCCGTCCCGCCGCCGTGCTGGATCAGAACCTGACTACCCTGCTTTGGTTTCAGGGAGATATCCAGCACAACGTAACCGCCAGATTGCTCGAAGACGAGAGTATTTGGACCGACATTGCAGATCGAGTTAACCGTTAATCGCTGTTCCGTGTAGTCCGTCGCGGGTGATGGAAAGCCCATTACAGAACCCTCCCCATGTTGGCCATCATCCACAGGCGGTTTTCGCTGTGCTCTGCCGTTTTGTCGACGAAATAAGACTGCTCGCGTGCGATCCAGGAGTTCGCCTCCACCTCGGATAAGTGGATGCCGCGCCGGCGCAGCGCGGTAACGAAGTCGCGGGTGTGAAGGTACTGGAACCCCTTGGAGCTGCGCAAAATGGACTCGCGGAAAGCCGCGGCGATGTCTGACTGTCGAAGCATGATCTGCCCTCCGATAAATACTGTTTTTATATACAGTAGTTTTGTTGGGATTGAAGATCAATACCAGCGGCATAATTTCGTTATTCCGGCAATTATTAAGTTGATTAGCCTGTTATTTTCCCAATTCTCTCCATCAGGTATGCAAAAATGACATCCTGGGCACTGGTCCCGTAGGAATACAAACCAGGTATCACTATTGCGTCTGACAGTACAGACGTCAGAGGTGAAACAGACCCATCTCCAGCACCACCTAAATTCATTTTTTGAGATGTGGAGTATGCAGGTATCGTATAGCCAGTCACCTGTCTGGTTGTTACCGTTGTCTGGTCAGACCTTTGGTATGCTATCGCATAGTTTCCAGCTGAGGCATCTGCGCACATAACCACGGCGCAAAACAGACCAGCCCCCATATTTGATGGGGTGAACGGAACATCTGGCTGTGCTCCACCGTTAAAAAACACGGGGAAATTACCAGCTGAAGTTGTGCGAATACCTACCCCATGAGGGGCTGTTTCCTGGGTCGCGATAACTATTCTGTCCGTAGGGGTTGATGATAATGCACCTGATGGTAGCTGATAAATAAAAGCAAAGGTGTTTACCGTCCCATTCAGTGCCACAGGTGTATCACCGGAAAGACCCGCAGCACCTGAAAAATTAATACCCTGCAGAGTTGACCCATTATATTTTGTCGTGGGTTCCAGGCTAGTCTGAGAATTGAATTTACCTCCGTCAATTCGGTTTGCGAGTGCGGAAACTTTTTGCCCTACCCCTGCCTTGATAAAATCAGCTGTTGCAGGCGACCAAATTGTTGGATTTAAATTTGACAGCGATATTTCCGCATCTGTCAAGGAATAAACTGGAAGAAGTGGGTTATTTAAACCTGTATCAGTGTAAAGAAGGCGCATTTTTTATCCTCAGAAAACGTTAATCCGAAAAGCAGGGAGCCAGTCGTAGAGGGTTACAGATGTATCGTATACCCACGTGATGCCAGAAGAAGATCTGATGCATCCTCTCGCACCAAGAGTCCGCCCGGAAGGTTTGACAGATGCGCCGCTCTGGAGCGGACTTTCGACGGTTGCGTAGGAAACCCGTCCAAAACGGCCAGTAGGAGCAGATTCCAGGTTAATCAACACCCCCTTTCCGTCAGAGCTGATTGCAACGCTCGAAATGGCAGGCGGCGACGCCGATTCATCCGTGTAGTTAAAACCGTAATTTTCCAGGCCATCAGTACTAATATTGGTCGTGTCTATCGTCAGGTTGGTATACGAAGGGACATTGATTTGTATCTGCGTTGGTGAGTTCCACACGAAACCGGTCGGAACCAGCCCATACCAGCCGCTGGTAAACCACTCCTGAATTATTGCTCTGGCCACAGCAGCGCCACGTTTATTTTGTGCAGCACAGGTGAGGTGCAAACCGTCCGTAATAAAATCGTACTGATACAAGGTATTTACGCAACGGAACTGCTCGCGTCCATGCAGGTTGTTCACTGACATCCTTACACGCTGGCCTGTAAACGCACCATGCCCGTCATTGACATACCCCAGCTGGGTGATGGCGATGATCGGCGGTTCTTTTTGTTCCGTTCTTGCCATGATGTCACTGATGACCTGGCGCTGGTACTGCCTCATCCGTGATTCATACATTCCTTCTCGCAATCCTGACCAGTCCTCGTCGGACTCCCCCTGCATCCAGTCAACGCACAGAACAATCGGAAGCCAGCCGCGTGCTTTACAGGCCGTTACACAGTCTTCGATTGAGTCCAGCATGTACTGGTACACAGCATTGCCGCGTTTCTGATATTCATACGCCTGCCCAGACTGAGCACATACGATTGATAGCGTGCGCGGCGTAACGCCGGTAGCAGCAGCCATATCACGAATGAAGGTATTTGCCAGTCCGCTTGCGGCCGTTTCTTTATCTGTCCCACTTACAGCCTCAACCAGCGACACAAGAGTGGTGCTGCGCGTCCCAGTTCTCCTTACTCCACCAGATAACATAAACGCGTTATCGGGATATACTGCCGTTCCTGCGACAATGGTTTGATCTTCGTCCGGGCAATAACCACGTGCGTTGGACTGCCCGGCAGTTACAAAAATGAAACAGACAGGTACATCTTCTGAGTATGGATATACCGTAGACCCTGACAAATGAAGTCCATACTCAGGGAGCTGGTCGGCATCATCGTCGCCACCACCACCGCCATTTCCGTTATTAACAGCTACCAGGCCACCGTCTGAGTAAATCCAGTGCTTCCCGCCAACCGTATAGGCTTCAACGATCTGGTTTGTGGTTGAATCAACCGTCATCCGCCACACTTTTTCACCGCCAATAAACTGCGGTATAGAACCCTCCCGGCCCAGCGCATAGAGTTCGGATTCTTGTTGGGTTAAAAGTTCGTAATATTTTCCGTCAGGACCGATTTGAATTAATCTGCCGCTTGTATTTAAAAATGGAGCCACGCGGGAAGTCTCCGGATCATATGCTGCCAGGGCCACACTGTCTGGTGATACCTGGTATCCGTAGTCGTCACGGATCATCCGCCGCCCGGTTGGCTGCAGCGTTCCAGCGAGGTTGATATACTCATCGGCCAGAGAGCGTCCGTCCTGACTGCGGACATAAGTTGTTGAACCTGCCGGAATATTCGCGATATCCGCCTGCGCAGCCTCAATCGTCATGTACTGCTTGCTGAGAGGGATCAGGTTCTGGCGGGTTTCTTCAATTTCGTCTTCGTTTTTCTTTAATACGCCTTTCCAGGTTGGTGTCATAATTCCTGTGCGTGTCTCGACTTCCAACTCCTCGCTATTCAGTATTTCATCCTGAACACGGTTATTATCCCAAACATCAGGCATAGCAGAAGACGGGACTGGGTTACCCGTTTTATATAAAGCCATTATTGATATACTCCGGATTAATCAGGCGGAACGGTACCAGCCCATCAGTTTTACATAGGCGTTGGTAATATTTAATGCGGTACCACTACCCATGTTCTCGGTATTACCGGAAACACTGTGGCTGTGAGAACCCAAGGCAACGCTATGGGTATGTGCCCCACTCGTTGATGTAGTGCCAAAATCAGTACCGCCATTAGAGCCCACCGCCTGATCTGAACCACCTTTTTTCTGCATTGAGCTACCCCATCCGTGTGAGTGCGCTCCCTGGCTGTCGGTAGTTTTTGTGCCCAGATCGACTGAAGCAGCAGTTCCGGTAATACTCAATGCCTGTGCAGGTAAGTTTGCTTTGGCCAGAGAAACCGTATCCGCTCCCCCTGTACCCAGAACATCCGATCCATTCTGAAGTCCAAGTCGAATTGTTTTGTTTTCTCCGATGTAATTCCATACCGTCCCAGGGAAAAGTGTGTTGGGGTTTTTGTTCTGAGCGAAGAACAACACCGCGCCCACCGGGTATACGGAATCAATTTGTAATGAGGTAAGGGCCGTTAATAGCTGTGCCTTTAGCGCAGCTGTGTCCCCGTTATCGAGGACATCCTCGGCGGTTTGCTCCAGAATTATCTGCCCCAGAACGCTAGCCATTACGGTACCCTGTCGCAGCGCTTTGTTGATCTGCTCAGAGCGGGCTATCCCCGCAGTAAACCCGGTGGACAGAGCTACCAAATTTTCCCAGTCTGTTTGCGAGGACACGTTTGCACCTGCACCAACGGCAAACGGCTTAAAATTATTTTCAGCCATCAGAATGTTTCTCCCCATGCGCCGGCATCAAAACCCGCGATGTAATCGTTATCGGCATCGAATCCAAAAAATTTATATCCGTTGGACGGTGTAATGGTTTCCCTGATTCGCACCCCGGCGGCCTTTACAGTGAGTAGCCCAGCGCGAATGACAAAAACAAATTCAGCGGGAAGTTTATCTATCGGGTTTATATCGTAGCGGGATGGTTCATATCCTTCAGGAAGGGGTATAAACGGGCCGTGGTTAATTGCAGAGTCAAATATCAACCGGTCAATATTGGGAATGATATATTCATCATCCACGACGATTAAAACGGATATAGACATGTCCTGATTATCCAGGATAATCATTTTTATACCCGTGCCTTCAAGCGCCGTTTCCAGAATATCCGGCAGCGTGCCGTTCTGGCCGTTCCAGTTGTTTATCCCTATGCGGGCCTTGAGCACGACGCGATAGATATCATCGCTGAGATACGTCAGCGCGTCAGTGGACTGGTAAGGGCCCAGCCAGATCCCCTGATCCCAACCGACACGCTCTTTATCCCACTGCAGGAAAACTCCAGTAATGGGTGCCGCTACCGCTCGGGATACGCCGATCCACTTGCCGAGGATATCCAACTGGTCGCCGACTGCGGTATCAACATCAAAAGCGGTGATTAACCCTGACGTAGCAGTAGAAACTTCAATCAGCGGCCGCGTCGATAAATCAACGTGCTCGACGAACTTGGGCTTTCCGGCGTGGTAATTGGTGATCAGGTCGGTGTATTTGCTCATGGCGTCACCACCAGTGCGATGTTATCCACGCTGCAGGATGCCGACTCATCATAGGCAACCACCAGGTTAGCCGCGGCTACATCATCGGCAGAGCGCCCAATCAGCAGCTCCATGATGTCGTAATAGCGCGCGTTACCGCCGCTCACGACGCCCAGGTTAGCCGGGGAATAAACGCGGCTCAGCAGCACGCTGTCACCGATGGCCAGAGAGTTGATATACGAAGCCACAGCCGCTTTGATCTCATCGCCGACCTCAGAGCTATAACCCGTCAGTGCCTTAAGCGTTATCGACACATAAACCGGCACGTCAATCGGGCGGGAAAAGCGAATTGTGTAGGGGTTGCCGTATTTGTCGGTGACTATCACGGACGTAGTGCCGTAAGTGGATACGCCCTGCCCTTTAACGCTGCGGATAGTGTTAGCGATTTCCGTTGCATCACCACCCTCGACAATCGCCGAGATCGAGTGCGGAGGAAGTCCGTTTGAATCCGTCACCTCCTGGTCGTTCTCAAACAGTTTGTGACGGGTCACGCCTTCAACGTTGGCAATCGCACCATCTACCGCATCAAATGGCGTGAGAGACGCCAGCGCGACGCTTTGCGACTGCCTTACGCGTAGTTCTGCATCTGTTTCCGCTGCTACGCCTACTGTAGCCGCCAGCGGGTTAGTTACCGAAGCCCATCCGCGCGTAGGTGTGTTGATGCCGTTTACCGACCCCGCTACCGCGGCGACCGCTCCCGAGTTTGCACAGGTGGCCGTAGCTACCACTGTCCCGTCGGAGCCAATGACCACCGTTGCAGGCAGATTCCAGACCACGCTGTTTGTGTCGCGCACTGAGCCATTGGTGATAGCCGTACCGACGGTACCGGTAAGCAGCAGATCGACGGTTGAATTTGTCGCTGCGCGCCGGGTGATGCCGTTAATTTTGACGTTGCTCGTCAGTGCGTCACCCAGGGCCGTCGCCGGCGAGAATGACCTGTAAACCGAGATGGCCGTGTTATTGGCGTCGTGAATGGCCAGCGCCACCAGCGCTACCATCTGGCCGTCTTTACTGTCAGGCTCCAGATAGGCATCACTGCCGTAGATCTGCTGGAAATAGCCGGTAATGGTGTCAAGAACGGTCTGATAGTCGGGCGCACTTATCCCCTCAGCGGTTACCGTTGCCGATAAGCCGAGTGTGTCGAGGTCCAAAGACATTACGCCTCCGAGGTTACTGTGGTTGTCCCGTAGATGGTTTCTACCGTTGCTGTGAACGTTACACGGCGCGTGCGGCCGTCAACTTCGGTGTTAAATTCGGTAATAGAGCTGACACCCTGCGTTTCCAGAATGCGCCGGCGGATAGCCAGGTTATAGGTGTCAGGTCGTTGCTTGCCGAGGACTGACTGAATCCAGGGCGTTCCCTCTGTGGTATCGAGGAACCACTGACCGTACCAGAGCAGGAAGCGCGTTTTTATGGCCTGCGCTACGGCCTCCGGAGAATTCACCAGCCAGGTATCATCGCCCTGGCCGAAGGTATAATCCCCGTCATCATCCTCTCGTCGGTATCTCATTGCGGCGCCCCCGTGCTACCACCGCCAGGCTCAACGCCGCCGTGGGTATGTCCGATCTGGCTAATACCGCCAGCGAGCTGATCGCCGGTTGATGTGATTTCGCCATTGACCTGCAGAGGCCCGTTGATGGTTATCTGCGGGCTGGTGATGGTCACTGCACCGCCGGCGGCCAGTTCAATGATTGCGGAGCCATCATCGGTACGCAACTGCGCGGCTGTAGTGCTGATACCGCCGATTTTCTTTGCCTGCGACTGCGGGCCGACGATACAGAACGCATCCGAGAGATCGTGCATACGCCCGTCTACCGGTTCCTGTATGCCCCCGCTCTGCCACCAGAAATCAATGCAGCGGTCGGCAAAGATAACCAGGCATTCATCGCCGGCGCTGACGGGGAATGTCAGCGTGCAGCCTCCGCCGCGGGGGAAAATGACAGGGACATCCACCAGCAGCGGGTAATCCTGAGTTGACTGGTTACCGTCGTTGTCGCGCTCGATGTAGCGGATAGCCGGCTGAACAACAGCCGTCACAGACTCAGGGTCGAAAGACTGGATAATGCCAGGCAGCGCAACACGCATTTGCTCGTTGAGTGTCTTCCGTTCAGATGCCAGTACCTCCGCCAGCGCGCCACTGCGGGTTTTGTCAGATACAGCCATTTGCTTTACTCCGGGCATTAAAAAACCCGCTCAGGGGCGGGTTACTGATCAAATATCAGGATTTTAAATACTCATATTGAGTGTTACTGATCCTCTTTGCAGTTTTTGATGTAAACCTTGCTCAAAACGACCGTTACATCGTGATTAGTTGCAAGCAGGAAACTGCTGAGGAAAAGCCGGAAGGCTATTTTTAGTTTCTCCAAATAAGGGCCGGAAACCTTAATGCCAAAATCTGATACTTCCATAAAACTACCTCCATCAATCGGTAGGGCTGTACTACCGATTATCAGGGAAACTGTGCCAGAGGATAATTACACCGTTCGTAACAGAGTGCACACTGTTGACTCTTTTGGCGCTGGAGTGGGTGGCGCGTTGGTTGATATTACCATTATTGTCGCCACTTCTTCACCTGCCTGCATTGCTATTGCTTCAATAATCAGAAAGTGGATTCAAACCAACTCGTCAAAAAAAGTAACAATAACAACAGAAAAGGGGAAAATTGAAGTAGAAAATCTATCTGCAAATGAGCTAATCGATGTAATAGAGAAGTGCAAAACGATCACCTTCAAAGAAGAGTAACTCTGTGCCGGTCAATCCGGCACCTTCTTGCATGGAAAAGAGCCGATGATTTTCGGGGCATCCATGCTGTTTTGCAGAAGCTGGACGTTCAGGAAGCGAGATTCACTACCTGGACGGTGGATGTACTGAAACCCGTAGTTATTGCCGTCTTTGGCAGGCATCAGGCCCATATCAATTTTGATGCCATCCGCTCCTAAATTTGTAATCTTCTGAGAGGTGACCCGCTCTCCGTTGATAACGTCCATTTCACCAATCTTCGCTACAATGGTGTATGGCCCGCAATAAGCCGTATAGCCGCTTGCCGATGCGCCAAATGACATCAAAGCCACAATGCAAAAAGCGAATGCTTTCACCTTTACCCCCGATTAAGTGAATCCTGAGTCCTCAGGTCTTGAGCTCCGCGAGCTTCACACATCATATCCATGTACCACGCCTGGCCCCTTGTATCGCCAGTGTACATAATGCCACGGACAATATAAACGCCGTCAGTCGCAATACTGGCAGGCTGCGCAGTTGTGCCTTCAATGGTGATGTTTCCGTTGTTGTTCTGGTCAGTGATACGCCCTTGCGTCATGGCGATATCATTATTCCCCAGCACGGTACGGAACACAGAAGCCTGATTCAGCTCGATCAGTCCATTAACGCGGATGTTAGGGTTAATCAGGCAACGGACGTTAACGCCGCTACCAATGGTCTGCTGAGGCATGCCGACAAGGCCGGTGGCGCTGTTCAGTTTAATGGCTTCGTGAACAACCTCATTTTTCGCCACCATTTCCCGCTTGCCGTCGACAAACATCCAGTCAGCCTTGCATTGCTCGGCGACGTTATCCATCAGATGACGCGTCATACCGAACAGCACCCGTCCGCGCGGGAATACCGTAGCCGGCATGGCAGGCGTATTCCCTTCAGTTGCGCCTTTGGCGTTGAAGTCCTTCATCAGCGCCGCATTGACGTCGGCAACCGTATACCCGGCCGCCAGCGTCTGGGTCGTGATAGAGGTGGCAAATGCGCGGTCAGAATCAGCAGCCTGGATAAGCACAAAGCTGTCGATGGGGTTATCTTTACCGGTGATGGTATAGCGGATCTCGCCGTCAAATATTAACCCGTAATTGCGCCCGTCCAGTTGGCCCACTTCGTCGGGGTTTACCGTTCGCGCTACGCCAACCTGGCTGGCGGAAACATCAGCCGCAATCCCGTCGTACCCGGCAATCACTCTGATCCGGGAAAACTCATCACCAACGATGCGGTTAACGGTATCTGCGGCGAGGTTATAAATCTTGAAGGTGCCTACGCGGGTTTCGCTACTGAGGTTAAACCAGTCAATGGTAAACGTGACCTTGAAGGTGCCGAAGTCAGTAGCATTGCCTTTCGAGTCGACAAGCTGCAGCTCAAAATGCCGCATCCAGTTTTGGGACATGATTACTCCGTTACCGCGTAAAGATGGCTGTTAATTCCAAGATCGCTTTCGGTGGGGTTGTCATTCGCCGGGTTATCACAACCGACATAGAGCGAAAACCCCAGGCCGAGAAAGCGATACTGCGCCAGCAGGTCGGCGCCGGTGATTAGCGGTATACCCTTAATCAGGTCGGCTCCGGTACTGTCCATAATATCCAGACACCAGAACGCCGCCCGCCAGGTTATCGCCATCTGAAAGCTCTGACCCGCCAGTGATATAGAAAACGCCTGGTTTTCAGGTGAGAGCGGGATTTCTGATACGGCCATTTACCCTCCGGAAGCAAAGCCAGCCAGTCGACTCAAAAGTGATTCATTTTTGGGCGTTGGTGTTTTTATCCCTGAGTTCTGAACCGCTGAGGTATCAGCCCCCAGTTTCATGTCGGCCTTTGCCGCTACCTGCGTTGTAGTCGTGCTGGTAATAATGACCTCGCGAAGCGTCAGCACTGCGGAAAGAACATTTTCTGAAGTCTGGTCGGTAGTGACCTCCAGCGCGCGGATCAACATGTTGGTGTACAGTCGCTTGCCTGTAACCACATCAAAAGGCACCCTGCTGCTTTGCAGGTCCAGCAGTTCCTGGTACGTTTCTTTTGGGCTAAGCCCTGCGCTCAACCCGATAGAAGTGGTATCAAGAAAATCGAGCAGAGACCCGCCGCCGGCAAAACCGACCTGCATAACCACTTCAGACGGCCGGCGGTAGGCGTGGTCAGAAATCGCAGCACCGACCTCTACCGGGTGTTCGGTAATTTCCAGCATGTCATTGTGCTTTTCAGAAATGACGACACTGGGAACTATCAGCCCGATTCGCCGGCTCTGCTGCTGAAAAAGAGTAGAAAGAATATCCATCATCCTGCTCCAGTTTGGTTATTTCTCAGCACCCTGGCATTAGCATCAAGCTGGCGGCGACTGACTTCCTGCCCAATTTCCTGAGCATTACCGCCGTAGATGTGATAGGTATTCTGCTGCTGAACCTGAGCGCCTGCGCCAGGCATATTGCTTAGCACTTTCGGGATATATTGACGGGTTTCCTGCGGCATCAGTGCCATGCCGTACTTTTGCACGTTGCCGATCCCCCAGTTATACGAGGCCAGAGCTTTACCCAGATCTCCGCCGTTCTTCTGCAGGAGCATCGATAGATATCGCGCCGCCGCTTCCGCTGACTTGATCGGGTCGAAGACATCATTCCCGCGTAGCCCCATATCCCGAGCGGTACCAGGCATAAACTGGAACATTCCCTGTGCGCCAGCACCGGATACAGCGAACTGATTCCCCCCTGATTCAGTGATAGCGACACTTCGCAGAAGACCAGAAGGCAGGTTATACATAGCCTCCAGTTTACCCATCATTGGAGCCATCCATCCAAGCAACTGAGCCCCTGCTTTTGAAGGTGACGGTCGTTTAACTGATTGCCCGTACTGCGTGGCATCACCATTCCACCAGTCAACAGCCTTATCCCATAACCCCTGCCCGACAGAGGCGGCACCCCGAATAACTGGACTGTCACTCCACGCTGCGGCTGCGCCTTTAAGCGAATCCCATGCGCCGGAGAAATCACCACTAATAACCTTTCGCAGCGCATCCACCAGCGAACCAAGGATTTTGATTGAACTGCGGACGCTTTCGATAATCTGGTCAAACAGCCATTTGCCATTAAATTTCGATGTATCGATGTTAATGAATTCAAGGAATCGCTTACCCAGATCGACGATGGCAGAGCCAAGGTCTTTAACCTTCACATAGATGCCGCCGAAATCCTTACTGAGACTAGCAAAAGCCTTTTGGGCATATTTGATACCCGGCTCCCATTTTCCCCAGTCTATAAGCGACTGGCCGCCTTCTTTCCATGTACGGTAATCGTCGTAAAGACCTATCAGCGCAGCACCCAGCATAATGACGCGCCCAATAGGCGACATCGCAAAGGCACTATTCAGGAGACGCCAGGCAATCATTAGCGCCCCAAACACCTCGATAACTTGTCTGGTTTCGGTACCGAGTGATTTCCACCAGTTGATAATGTCCCCGGTGAGCTGTATCAACCGATAAACCACCCGGCCAATGATTTCACCAAACCACAGGACACCTTTGACACCAGCAGTGATAGCCCCTTCAATTTTCGGGAAGTTTTCCAGTATCTGGCGGCGCAGCCTGTCGAGAGAGCCAGCAAGTCCATCAGCGAGACTGGAGCCGATTTTATCCCGCGCCATGCCTGCCATCAGCCCAAAGGAGCGCAGCGAGGTCATGAATTTATTGGAGCTGACGGCGGCCACATCAGCGTTATAGCCGATCGCCTTAGCCATCGCGGTGTATTCGCCACTAAACTGGCCGATACCGCGACGCATTGCCATCAGGGTGTTTTCATCCAGACCCAGCATCTGAGCGTACTGGTTCGCGCGGTAATACGGCATGCTGCTAAGACGCTGGCCGACGCCGGTAAAGATCGTCGCCATATCCCGCACGTTGCCGCTGGCATCACGCGTTTGAACCCCAAGCCGGTTCAGGAAACCCTCAGCGCCGGGATTGTTACGCATGAACCGGGCAAGATTTTCGAGAGAGCCGCGGGCCCCGTCGACACTGCCGCCAACCTGACTAACCGCATACCCAATCTGCTTAATGCCCTCCACCGTCGCGCCTGTGCGCTGAGAGGCCCAGTACAGGTCGTCGAGACCGCTGGCAATTTTCGCGGTGAATGCCACGACGGAAAGTGCCGCCGCCTCAACTTTGACGCCCAGTTCAATCGCTTTAAGCGTTGTCCCTGCAACGACGGCATCGAATTTTCTGGCGCCAGCCTCATCAACTTTGAACCCAAGCGAGATCAGAAAGTCCTTGAGCGTTTCAGCGTTCATTAGCCTCTCTCCATTTCGCTATGCGGTTTTCGTTATCGGCTTTCAGTTCCAGCCAGTCATTCAAACGGGCAATATCAGCCAGGTCTAATGATCCATCTTTCAGGTCGGTGTAATGGATGAGCCCGGCATCCACCGGGCGCATCAGGAAATCCTCACCCTCTGGCATGGATTCGAGGACAGGACCTATGGCTGGGTAGGCGTCCCGCTGCCGGGGAGTTCTTTCAAAAAATTTCCCAGGCTGTCGGCGACCACCCGCGCCACCAGCTGCAGCATCGTGAACAGGTCGATATCGTCGAACATCAGCGCGCCCTGATCGAAAATTTTCACCCACCCTTTTTCATGCTGGCGCATAACAACGCCAAGGCACGGATGAATCACCGCGTTAACGTCCTCTTCAGGCAGTGCTGCCAGCGTATCGGCAATTTTCGGCAGCACGCTTTCCAGCACTGCACCAGAGTTACCCGCCGCGGCCTGCGCTTTCAGCGTGGAAAATTCGCTAACCAGCCCGGCCAGCACCGGCAGCAGCTTACGGCTTACCTTCAGTTGCTGGAATACGTCGAGTTTGGCGGCTCGATAATTAACGCCCTTAATTTCAAATTCCATCGATTAAAACTCCCCCAGCAGTTGGTCAATCTTACCGGCGTCAAATACCCACGACACCGTATTGCCAACCTTGGCGTTAGCGTGATCCGGCTGCTTCTGGAATGCGCAGCTACGCGCGGTGGTGATATCGCCTGACACCTTGTTTCGGATGACAATCACGTTATTACCCCAGGTCGCCGAGGACTGGCTCTGCGCGTTATACATCAGCGAGAGCTTTTTGTTTACCGGGGACGTTTTCAGCAGGGTAACTGTGATGGTGCCACTCTTACCGGCGTGCAGGCTGTGCATCACCTCACCATCGGCGCCGACAGTCATGGTGTTTTTTGCCTCGGTCATCGCAACCGTAATACCTTCTTCGGAGTTCGCCGAGCCGTAGCCCAGATCGATACTGCCGGTTGGGCCCGTCAGGGATGCCGAGACGTCAATAAAACTATAGGTTCCGCTCATGGTCGCTCCTTATCGCACCACATTGATCTGCACGTCGGCATAGTGAATGGCACCCGCCAGTTTGATCGCCGCCTGAATCACCGGCGACTTACGCGCTTCCCTGTCGGACTGCGCCTGGTTATCTACTGAATCGGCGTAGACGTAGTAACCCTTGGTCAGTGTGTCACCTGATTCAATCTGGCCGATCGGGCCGCCATTCCATACACCCGGAGCAATAAGGCCGTTATTTACCGCCTGATCCAGTGAGGCTTCGACGTTGGTCATTAACCGGGTTACGCCCGCGTCGGTTTGCGGAATTTTGGTATTCGAGGTGTACAGCAGGTTGTAAAGGTTGGTCTGAACGTAGTTCTGCAGCCAGTCCAGCCCGTGGCGCTCATCAAAGAAATCACCGTTCGCCATGACACCCTGCTGGATAATCGCTGTATCGTTGGCATAGTAGACGTAGACGTTACCGTTAATGGCATCAATAGCGGACGCCTGCGCGGTCGTGAGCGTTTCGTACGTCACGCCAGGCTCGGTTTTGAATTTCAGGGTGATCGTGGTGTTGTTGCCGGTGAAATTCACCGTAAACGCACGGCCAAATGCCGAGATAGCGGCGTATTTGCTGCTGGAGCTGTACTGCCAGAACGTACGGCTGTAGCCGGCGGCTTTAAGCTTGTAACCGATGTTGTCGGTATTCCCCGAGACCAGCACATTCACATCATCAGAGGTAACGGCCAGAATGCGACTCAGGCTGGATGCCTCGATCGCCGCAGCAACCGAAATCACGTCAGCCTCAACCAGATCGGCACTGTCGGCAATCGCCAGACCGTACCAGTTGGTATATTGCAGAGAGGCATTAACCGCCTGCAGCAGCGTCTCAACTGTGCCCCCTTCACCTTCCGCCAGCGTCTTCGCCCAGCGGCCGATATAGACCAGCGTCGGTTTTGGTGATTGTGAAAAGAAGATGGTCGCTGCTTCGTATTCCGGGGAGTCAACGCCAAAATCATCGCCGATATCTTCAATGGCCGAATACTGGCGAATGCGCTCGGTAACCGGAATAACGGTAGAGGTTCCCAGAATGAGGAGCGCACCGAAGTTTCGCCCCGTTGCCGCTACCGGTGACATGATGACGTCAACGTTAACGACATTGGAAACAGGTAAGCCCTGTGCCATGTTTTAATCTCCAAAAAATTGCACTGGCGCGTCGACCAGCGATTGAATGCCGTACTGGCGGATGATTTTGCGGCGCAGGTCAACGCTGATATCGTACCGGCGCACCCACTGGTTATTGATGAGTTCGGGCAGATTGAGGATCCGCCCATGCTGCAGAAATGTCAGGCCTGAGCGGTTGAGCTCGTCATTGTTCTGCGAGACCAGCAGACCGTCACGAAAGCGCGTGGCCATTGCCAGCCCCTGCGGGCCATAGAAGCACAAGATCAGGCTCACGGTCTCATGCGACCACTGTTCGGTGTTCTCTTCGCCCTGCACGTACGCCGGGTTGAAGTCCTCCTGAATGCCGGTGATACCGAACGCGCACCAGGTGGTGCCGTTTTTGGGTATCTGCTTTTGCGGGTCAGTCCAGCGTGGGTAAACCAGCGTGGCAGCCAGCCCTGTCACACCCCGTATCCAGCGGCTGATTAGCCGTTCCAGATCCTCATCGTAGGGCGGTGAATCACCGACGGGGGTCAGATATCCCGCCGTTGTGCTGTCGTTACTCAATCGGCGTTCCCCCGTCAAATTCCAGCAGCTCGCAATGCGCCTGAACGAACCCGGCACCGTACGCTGTATACGGGTCGACAAAGGTCACACGATAATCTCGCCCGCGGTAGGTTACGATATCGGCATCTAATCCGGGTTGCCCCTGAGTCAGCCTGAACTGCGTCACGATGAGAATGGCCCCGTTGATGTTCTGTCCGGCGGCCATACGCTTCGCTTCCAGCGAGCGGTCAACGGTCACCACGCCAGTAAACGGGATATCCTGCGGCGTATTGACCGGGAAGTTATCCTCGTCGACCGTCTGCATCTGCCGGTGACATACTAGCGTTAGATCAACAAAATCCGGGTCTAGCAGAACATCAGTCACATCGAGAAACGGCATTATTTTTTCCTCACCACGTAGTTAATCGCCCGCAAAAGGAACCCATGGTCATAAAGCGGTTTTACGTCCTGACCATTACTACGGCGTCTGGCTTTCGTTTTTTCCGAAAGTGGCGTCAGTCGGTCACCATCGCCAATAACCGCCTTTGCCGCATCGCGGGCAACCTGTCCAGCGGACTCAAGGTGTTTCTCAGCCAACACGGCGTTACCGTCAAGCGCCGCCTGCGCAGCGAGTTTTAGCTTGGCCGTCGTCTTATCGCGAGAATCCTCAATGCCGATATCAAGGAAAGGTCGTGGCGGGATCGTGACCACCTGCGCAGGAACCGTGTGCGTGGTAGAAAAATTGCTTTTTGATGCCTTAACAAATCGACCATTCCGCTTTAAATCACCATGCGCATCCACTTGGCGATAAATGGTTGTTGTGTGCTCAGGGATTGTGATGGTGGCCCCTGTCGAGTGCAAATAACCCAACTCAGCGTTGTTATATGGTGCCCCATCCTCCCTCTCGGCCTTATCCGCAGGAATTCCCACCAACACATCAGTACCGGATAACTGTTTCAGCGCATCGAGAACACTGGCGTAATTGTCCTCGCGAACCGTTAACCCGCTTTTCATTCCGGCGTCCCCAGTTGAACCGCTCCGGCACCAAACATCATCAGGTATTCCCAGAACTCCGATCCGTAACGGGAGTTGTTCCAGAAACCGGCATTAGGGTCCAGAGTTGCGCTTGCGTCGTAACTGGCTGAAACCTTATCCACTGATTTCGCGGTCTGTATGCCGCTATTTACGCCACCAGCAGTACCCACAGCCACACCACGCATATCGGCGGCGTAAAGGTACATATAGTGCGCAACATACAGCCCGACGATGTAGGGAAAGATATCCACGCCAAAGCGCGACTCACTCAACATGGCATCAGCAAGATTCAGTCGAGTCTGGATCATTGGCGTGGGGTACTTTGTTCCGTCAGCGAACTGGGGGAAGGTTGCCCTGAACTGCTCAGGCGTCGGCAGACTTTGATTTCTTGCCATTAACGTTAGCCTCCGGCAATTGCGCTTCGAGTTCAGCAATGCGCGCGTCTTTCTCAGCGATTTTTGCTTCCAGCTCAGCAATGCGCGGGTCCTCTGCGACCGCTGGCGCTTCGCCATCCGGTGAGCAGTGCGCTTTTACGAACCAGTGCTCAGCAACGGTGTCATCGACGTCGTGGAAGCCAACCTGGAAATGCTTTTGCTCTTTGCCGTCGTTGAAGTTAAACGGGGAGAGTACGTAAATCTTTTTCATTGCAAGTCCTCATGAGCAGCCCTTTCGGGCCGCCGCAGGTTAGATGCCGTCGACGTAGGCCAGAGTTTCCGGATAAACCGGCTCTACTGCACCCAGCTTCCCGTAATAGGTTACGAGCTGATACAGGCCGCGATACTGGATCGGCACGCTCATCAGCGGAACCATCGGGAAGCGAACGTATTTCTTGTCGTTGGTGTAGAACATCATGCGATCAGAGTTCGACACGCCACGACCTTTCGCCCATTTCACCGGACGGATGTTCAGAGGACGCCCGTTCTGGTGGTATGCGATAGTGTTGGTTTCCAGATAGGTCAGCAGTGACTGGTTACCAGCACTGGATACGATGGTGCTTGCCAGCAGAGAGAACTGCTCCGGCGGGATCAGCAGGTCCGTCGGTACCATGGAGTAAGCCGAGTTGGCCCACGCTGCACTCAGCCCGGCATTAATGCTCGCCCGGATTTCGTCAGCGGTGGAGGTCGCCCAGGTCTTCGCGGCGTTGGTCGGCGTTACCTGCGCCAGGTTCAGCAGGCCTTTAACGTTCAGACCGGAATCGCCGATATAAACCTGCTCGTCCGTGTCCATGTTCCACTTCAAAAGCAAGAAACAACACTTAAGCACCTGAATATATTTAAATTATTTATTTAACAATCAAATTCTAGTCCATTCTATAGCCTGTTTTTCTGGCTATACATAGCCTGAATAACGCGATTTACAAATGATTTTTCTCGCGTGATGCTGCGATACCTATCTTGTTTTGAGCAACAAACTACTTAGAATGTGGATTGTAACATTTTGAAGCACAGCAATTTCTCACCCAGCCATACTGGAGGTTTTATGTCAGCTAAAGATGAGTTTAGAAAGAGAGTACAACAAGGCAGCATTAATTTGGCAAATTTGGAGAATAAAGTTAAAAGCGATATTCAAAATTTCCGTGCGCGTCTTTATGAGTTGGTTAAGGAAATCGAAGAATGGCTACACAATACAGGCGTAAAGACTGATGTCATTGACGCTCATTATACGGATGAAAGTATAGATTTAATCCCGGAAGTGAAACATCTCAGTAATTACAAAGCTAGTTTTGTCACAATGAAGAATGGCATGAAATCCGCATCGTTAGTCCCTTTGGGGGTTTACGGCGGCGATGCCGGTGGTTGGTGCCGGTTATCAGTCCAAAAGTCATCTGACGTGGAAACGTTTCTTTTAAAGCTGAAAAAGGATGTTCACACTTGGACTATCAGGCGAGAGGTGGATCTTTCAACAATAACCCCTCTGGCGCCGCAGAACCCCATGAGGCATCCGGAAAAAGAACTCACAGAGGATACTTTTTTCGAAGCTATAAAAGATATTGCATAAACCAACGCCTTAACTAAATCACCGGCATGGCTTCGGCTTCTTCCAATGAAAATCAGGCGCCGTCATTCTCTGGCGGTGCCTCTCTTTAGCAGCCAGGGAACTAGCCACGCGTGAACGAACCTCCAGCATATCAGTGCTATTGAGGGAATACCCCTGTTTAGCAGCCATTAAAACTATCGCCGCCTCTATTTCTTCATGTTTTAGCATCTAAGTTACCCTTTGCCAGAAGTGAAATTTAGCGAGATCCGCTTCAAACTCCGCCGCTTCCGCCAGAAGAATACGCAGTTCAGTAGCTGTTTTGGTCTAGCTCCGGGATTACCGGTACTCCCTTTAGCAAGCTGTCCGCGCTTCTTCCGTGTTACCTGTTTTTGCCTGTTCTCAGGTGCTGCCATTTTAATCACCGCCAATAATCTTTAACTTTACGATCCGCGCTCCGAGGTTGACACTTTTCCGGCTGAATCGCGCCAAAAGTGTAAAATGTGTAAAGCTATCGGTTTCGTATCTGACAGAAACTGTAAACCTCCGGGCTTCTTTTCTCCGTTTTGGGTTTACACTTTACACATTGCCCGCTTTCCATTCTGCGAGTGCTGCCAGTCCTTCTTTGCTCCATTCGTCCTCATCATCAGGGCAATCGCAAGCTGCATAACAGAGGTCACGCCGGATAAGCCCGATGGCCACATCTGCATTTTGAATAAGCTGGTCGTACTGCGTTAGGTAGAATTCAGTGTCACCATCACACATAAAAATCCCATTGCCTTCCAGAAATTCAACATCCCAACCAAGTTCGCCGGCCGCAAGCTGTACCCGCTGCTTTATATCTTCATCGCTGCGAGGCTCCGGGGCTTTTCCGTCTAACGCCTTGACCGCCTCCCAGCACTGCCCCCACGTCATTTCCAGTTTGCGGGGAACGTGTTCGTCCTGGCCTTTCTGTTCGTTCTGCATTTTGCGTTCCGTGGTCTCTACGTCGATTTTATTGCCTAATAATACAACCTCACCTTTCGCCACCCAATCGTAAACCGTTTGACGGCTAACGCCTCGATGCCTGGCATATTCTGATTTGCTCATGAGCATAAGTTACAGATCCTCTCGTCTGACGTTTAACCCAGCTAGCGCGATGGTTATTTTTTGCTCGCAAACGCCATGAAACACCCAGATTAAAATGATAATGAATTGTTAACGCATATTCTTTTTATGACTATAAAAATTATTTTTATTCTTTAAGTATTGCATTTAGGGCGTGTTTTAAAGAATTTGCTCTCAAGGTGTTCATGGTGTTCATATTCACAACAATATCCTTATAAATCATTAAATTAAACCATGAACACTAGTGTACATAAGCCTTCATAAGTGTACATAGGTGTTCATGTTTGGGATTTTCAGCTTAACATATCATTAACACTCATTCCGTTAATGCTTCCCAGTAATTGCCTCTCTACAATATCGCTATTGCTATCAAGCTGGGGCTGACTGGCTAAATCGTCCTGCTATGTACGCACCTTCTCAACCACATCTCCAGAGTCTACACGCCATAATCATGGTCACACCGTCAATAGAAACCGCTTCATGATTAGTTAGTCTTGGAATAGTGGAGTCACTCCATCAGTTAGATTAATGCCTATAATTGAGTTAACACATTCGCCTTTAATAACATAATCACGCTCAAGAATTTTAGCTATCTTTTGAATTTCCCGCCAATGCCGCATGACGAATAACTCTGTTTCTTTCACCATTTCATTTAAGACACCAACTCTGCTTGCCTTTGTATTTGTTGCACAATATAGATCAAGCATTTCTTCAACTATCTCTCGGTCTGAGCCCTTTGTTTTTTTGCTGAATGAACATGATTTACTGAATATATCACCACCTCCATATGCAACCTCGCTTATAGGACCAGCAAGCGATATAAGCATTTCCCTCTTGGCGTAAATTTTAATTTCTTTTGAGTAAAATTCAATAAAAGGCGTAATACTACCATCTCTATTTACTACCCCTGACTTACTTTCCAGCAATCTATTCAGATTGTAACCGCTTCTAAATTCGCTGCACACTACCCCTAAACACTTAGCTTCATTGTAGTGCTCGTCGTTTATGTAGCCATTCTCATTCATGATGCTGACATGCCGTATGTTTAAACAAGAACACCAATTTGCAACGGCGTGGCCAGCTTCATGATGAGCAACACAGGACTTACCGTCTGCAATCCAGTTGAAAAAATCACTATTTTGAGTCGGGGTAGCCATTGCTAACTCTCATAACCTAAATGATAGAACCCGGCCAACAACCGGGCTTAAGGATTGCATCACGGTCTGCGATTTCGATTTAATCGCGCATCTTCTTCGGCTTGCTTCTGCACCCAGAAATCCTTATTGCTTTGATTGATGTTCTGTAACTTAGAACAGTGATTGTCGAAAGTCTGACGGCTTTGCCGCTGCTCTCTCTCACTGCGTGGTATGAATTTGCTAACCATAATTATTTCCCCCCCACGCCTTTTTAGCCGCGTCACCAATAGCCATTATTGAATCAAAGGTGGTGTACGGTTTTGGCTCGATGTTGTTTGCTTTCATGTAATCCCCAACCTGCGCCAGTACGTCTATAGCTTCGCTTAACTGAATCTCTGACATTGGACGGGAATAGGCTGCTGAAAAGGCTTCAGCGGGGGCGTAGCGTAGTACATCAAGAGCAACGAGGCGAGGATCATCATCCTTTGTGTTCTCGTTGTACTTAGGACACACAGCACGCACCAGCCGCATGAATTCAGCGTCGCAGGTTGTTGGCATGTTGCCACTTTCATAACTATCGCCAGTGCGCTTGTATTTGCGGTCTGCTGTGCGCCGCTCAGCTGCTGCGCGATTCTCAGCAGCAATAACCCTCTTATTAGCAGCAGCAAGCGCCTGAACAATGGAGGTCATAAAGTTTGCGGATTGTTCATCGGTAGAAAACGAGATGGTAGCGCCGTCATCGTAGCTGGCTGAAATTGCAACGCCTTTTCCAGATGGGGTAGCACTGAATTGCAGTAGGTTTGGCATGATCAAATTTTCCTGATACCTCGACGTTATTGTCGGCATAAAGATTATACAATGTAACCATAAAAACAGATAAAATAATGAAAAATTAATCATCAAAAGTGGTTTAGAGCGTTAAGTTTCTGCTATTCTAAGTCTGTGAGGGCAGGCATACCCTCCACAATGTGCAACGTGAAACTTCCCAAAGCCCGCAACTCCTAGCGGGCTTTTTTTATGGTTTTTACTTCCTCTTCACGGAGTTAGGGTAAGCCTGTGGAAGCCAGTCTTCTGCACTGCCTGAAAGCTCAACATTGGTTACTACACCTCGCGTCTTTCTCTCCTTCCTGTATTCGTGGTTAAACTCCCGCATTGCACTTTCCATTCCCTCAGCAAATTTATTCAGGGTTAGCGGCTTATCGAACCCGTTAGCCTCCAGAAAGGCCAGATAGGCGTGATAGAGATACACTCTCGGATAGAGCGGCGGATTACGGTTGCCCACCAGCATTCCCGTACACTCTGACAGCTTTTCAAGGTAGGCACAGAAAGCATAAAGCGGGTCTGTTTTCTGTTTAACCTCCAGCGCTTCCTCACTGTTCCGCTGATCCAGCAAGAGCATTCTTGCTTTTTCGGGATCGGAAAAGTTAGCCAAAAGACGGCGGACGATAACCGGAATTTCTGCGGATATCTTTTCCGACAAATCAGGGTCTTTGTCTTCCTCCCTTACCCGGTTATTGAACTGAAAAATAACCCTGCGACGGGCAACGCCTCCGGCCCGTTCCGTGAAAATCATCGGAGTGTTGTTCGTGGCGACCACAACGGCCCTCAGAACGGAGGTGTACTGGTGTTCGTGCTTCGGGTCAATCTCTACGGCGTCACCGCCCGTAATCGCTTTAATCCCTGTTCCTTCGCCTGAATATTTGGGCTGGTCTGGTAGGGTTATCATGCTTTTGCCTACGAACTGCGCCCGGCCTCTGGCGCTGTCCAGAGCCGCCATATTTCCGCTGGCCGTGTTGTGTTCGCCAGCCAGCATGGTAGCGATGTGAGTGAATACACTTTTGCCGCTGCCGCCCTCGCCGGTTATTTCAAGAAAAAGCTGCCAGTCGTAGCGGTTTGCCAGAACCATAAACAGGCCAGCGGCGATACGCTGCATCTTAAGTGCGTCTCTTCCTGCTGTGTAACTTAGCCATTTATGGAAGTTTGGCGCATGGTCATGAAGGTTTTCGCCTGGCTCCGGCTGCGTATAGATCACGCCGTTATCGTTAGTGAGCCAGTTGTCTAACGAATGCTCAGAGAAAGCACCGGTTTCCATGTCGTACACGCCATTTTTGAACGGGATAAGGCTGCGCCGTGGCTCTCCCATAACCGGAATGACTATCTTTAATGCCTCTATGACGTTATTTACAGAACGTTTGCTGAAATTAGTATGGTTTTCGTTGTAGATAGCCACCATTTCACGGCTTAACTCTAAGGGTGCAGCCTTAACCCATACCCCCTCGCGGTAAAGATAAACCGCCTCACTCTCTGCGTGAATGGCAATACCCTCGTACCGATCCGCTAACATCAGCGCCTTTTCATTGTCAGCCATCTGAATAAGGTTGATATCACCGCGCCAGGACTGTTTGCCGCCATCAACTACTTTTAGTTTTGCGCCCACGCTTTCTCCCTCCGGCTGATACATCGAATCGTTAAATGCTGCTGTAGCGGCTTCCAGTCCGTATTGTTGGTGGTAATCGTTCCAGTCCGCTTTGTAGTCCACGGGTGGCAGCGAGGCCCAGCCAGCAACGGCTTTTGCGGCTTTCTCCGCGCACTCCTTACCTGTGTTAATTTTCACTCCTCCGCTTCTGTCACTTTCGGCGCTCTGGTCATTGTCTGCGGCAATGATGATCCGCGCGTTAGGGTGCTTTTGGCGCATAAGCTGTGCGACCGAAAGCAGGTTTCCGGCGTCCACTGCGACCACCGCCAGCGCTTCGGGGTGCATCTGGTGAACGGATAGCGCCGTTGCCAGCCCTTCGGCAATAATGACCGTTTCCGGCGATTCAATAGAGTTGACCACATAGCAAGCACCTTTCTTCACCGTTCCGGCCACCAGCCGCTTAGAGCCGTCAGGTTTAATCACCTGTGCGCCTGTCGTTGCGCCTGCGGCGTTTTTTAGCACCAGCACAAGTGATCCATCAGGCAGCAACGGGAAGGGGCATGTAAGCCCCTTTGATGTGAGATATGCAGATTGTCCCGGCAAGGCTTTGGCGGTCATTGCAGCCACTTTCCCGGCGATATCCGTTTGAGTTCTCTCTCTGGCTGGCTTCGGTTCCGGCAACGGTAGCGCCATTGCCTCCGCCACCAGATTAGCCGCTTCTCTCGCACCGCACTGATTGACCTTCATCACCAGATCCAGCCCTGTGCCGGCTCCACAGTGCGAACAGAAATATGTTCCCCGGTTATCTTTATTGTCGAACCGGTAGCGGGTATTTCCGCCACACGCCGGACACGGACCCTCACTCCTGTTTGTGGGAATATTCAGGCGCTGCATGATTGAGGGCCAATAGCCGTTGGCTTTATGCCTGACCTCATTAATAAAATCATCTTTCACGGCTTAACCTCCCGCACTGGCTGGAATTCTTTAACGAATCGTTGTTCAGGGTAAATACACGGCGATTTATAGCCCTCTCTATAAAATGTCACTCTGTTGAATCGGTAACTTTCAATATTTGTTGGTATTCCGCTTTTATCTTCCCATTTATCGCCCGGCACAATTTCAGGATGAGTTTTGCCGCTGGCAATTAAGCCAGAACTAATTTTCAACATATTATTTACTCCTCGTTGATGCCGGCGGCCTTTTTAAGGTAGGTCAGGGACTCACGCACAAGGCTGTGAACTGCTGCGATACGGTTCACTTCGGTATCGTCTTCAATACCCATGCTATCAAGCCATAGATCAAGAACGGCCAGCCCCTGCCGGGTATAACCAATAGCATGCTCAACATCAGTGATAACCTCTAAAACATCTCTTTCATTGGGCTTTCTATTCATGAGTTGGCCTCCGCATCAATTCGGGCTATGTCGACAATCGCCAGGACTTTATCCAGCCAGCAATACACGATGACTGCTTGCTCAACTTCGAGGAGTGGTAATAAATCGGTCATAACGTGAGCCAGCCCATTGTGAACTCTGGCCATGCGCTCTGCTGTTCGGTCTGCCAGCGTAAAATCATCCGGGTATGCTTCTTTACGAGATAGCATCGCTTCGGCTTCCAGCTCTGCCGGGTGGCGGTAGATGGTATTTATGTTCATGCTGCCACCTCACGAATGCGGGTAATGCGAACGTGTTTATAGCTGCCCTTCTGCGCCAGTAGTTGCGCAGTAGATTTAGCTGTTTCTGGGCTAGTGCTGGTCATGGTGTAGTGAATCCCTACCGTATGCCCGCGCCTGTTAACAGCGTATCCGTCAATCTGGAAGGTTTTACGCATTTCCGGCCTCCATTGCTAAACGGGACTGGATAGCGGCGGCTTTGCTGCCTAATTGAAGGTAAGTGCGAGTTATCGCCGGGTTGCTATGGCCCAGCATTTCAGACGCCACCAATAAGCCCTGTTCGCCACCTGCGGACATAAGATTAAAGGCTGCTATTTTTCGGCTTGAATAGGCGCTCAGGCGCAATTTAGCGTTAATGAAGCGGGTAAACCACGCCATGACGCCATGAAGTTTGCGCCAGATGGTTTGGCGGGTCACGCTACCTTCCAGACGTTGACAACGGTTACTTTCAATCTGTGAGCGGGAAAATACCAAATCATCTTCAACCAGATTACGATCCTGACGTTCACGCAGCCGCTTTATGATGCCCGGCGGTAACTGTTTGGTGTCGTGCTTAACGTCAGCTTTAGCCACCAGCCCAAACACTATCGCCTGTTCTTCGTCGCTCATATCAGCCGCCAGAGCGTCACAGGTGATGCTATCCCACTTCATGTAGGCGATATGGTCAGCGGCGAGTCTCGCGGCGTCCTTGCGCTGCTGGCGAACGATTTCGATACCTTTGCGGGTTGCTCTGGCTTCTGCGGCTTTGGTTTGCTTCGCTACCACAATCGTAGCTGTGCCAGTCTCCCAATTGATGCAGGAGTAACGCAGGTTGCAAACGTCGCTGGTACGCCAGCCGGTTACGGTAGCAATGTCCCACCAAAGCAACACCCAATCCGGCTGCGTTTGCTGGATACGTTCACGCAGTTTGCGCTGTTCGTCGCGGTCATAGACAGGCGTCATTGTACGACTGCCTTTAGTACTAACCGCTTTAACCACGTTTCCGCGCAATTGTCGGGCTTTGGCTGTAAGGGTCTGGAGATTAAGCATGATCCCCCCCTGAGCGGCGGAAGAGATTTTCTCGATAATATCGAGCATTTCAACCTGCATTTCGTGTGACCATTCAGTGCCGCGCAAATACCTGGCGGCAACAGCCAGCGTCCATATTATTTGCAGTTTTTCATCAGCGCTTTTTTCGTGAGTTGAGGTGGAAACCTTAAGCATGGCGACCCCCTTGCAGGGAGCTATCAGAAAATGAAGATAAAGGCGGGATGTCGTCGGCAATGATCTGCCAGATAGTTCCGCTGTCGGAGTCAGTCCAACAATCCTGAAACGGGCTTTCGGTGCGGATTTTGGCGGCAAAGATTAAATCCCAGCCGGGGAACGTGTTACGCGCTGCTTCTTCGCTATCAGCCTGGGTACGCAATACAATCGGGCTGCAATCGTGTTTTTTCGGCGTGGCCAGAAATAGCCAGGTGAATTTTGTCTGAGTGTGGGTGGGGGTAGTCATCATAATGATGATCTCCTTGTGCATATTTAAGGAGTCACCACCAGAGTTTCCACGCTCATGATAGGTGGTGACACTGACAGGGGTGGAAATACCGGTGCACAAGGAAACCGGCCAGCCCGAAAGCTGCCCTGCCAGCGCCACCATTGATTCTGTGCGGATCTGTGCCGCTGAATATAGTTGTGCTGACTTTGCGACAATAAAAAAGACGCGGTAGGCGTCTGTTGTCGCCATGTGCTTACCGGGTTTCCACGCCCGACACCCGTTTTGTGAGGTGCGGGGTAATAATAACCATGCCCAGCATAACCACGCAAGCGCTTTATGGCATCTGGTGAATTTTTCGGGGAACAGTTCGCGCCATCGGTAACTTACAGCCCAAAGCCCAAATCTGGGCTTTGACCGCCAGCCAGAAGAAACCATTTTAAATCCCGCACCTTTTCTTTGGCTGAGCAGAGTTACTCCCCGTAATGCTGTGAATTGCCACGATGATTCGGGGTTGTGTTGCGCAGGTCTTTGAGTCCCGCACAAACGCTGACCTACAAAATTTTTGTAGGTGACTGGCCCTCTTGATGAGGTGCTGTTTTGCGTAACCCTTAATGAGTTGTGCAAAGGTTCCCCTCTTAAAGAGGGTTGGCTGTCCGCGTATCTTTTAGCGACGCGGTTTACCTGGTAACTATGAGTTACTACCCCTGTTAACATCGTGACTTTGAGGTACTACCATCTCGTAAGCCAGATCTGGATTACAGTCCAAATGCGGCCCCTCCGCCAAACTATGAACACTATGAATACCTTATGAATACCTTATATAAAGGTGTTCATAGTCTATATGTATGATTTTTAATGGTAATATTTAAAACATGAACACTATGAACACCTTTGAGCATTTTTCTATAAACATTCCACTACTGCCCGATTTGATGCCTTTCTCTGGCTGGCCTGTGTAAGTTACCGTTGCCGGAACAGACAATAAAAAAGGCTTGCCCCTTTCAGGTTACAAGCCTTGTCTATCGCTCTGGATCTCACTCACTACAGATTCCGCGCTTTTCGCTCTGCCTTCCGATCCACGCCTCCACCTCATCACGATACCAGCAATTGCGACCGCCAACCTTGAAGGGCATGGGAAAGCCGTTTTCCTCGTTCTTCAAAAACTCATAAAACGATGAATCCGAGCGATAACGCAGCCGGGCTTTAACCTCGACTTTAAGCAAAATTTCACTGTTCGATACAGACATAAAAACCTCCGCATATATTCGATATAATTATAACAAATTTGGATAAAAAAGATACATTCCGGCGTGTAACAGGCATAAAAAAGGCTGGAATAATCCAGCCATAAAATAGATATTCAGGAAGCGCTATCCGACTAGCCTTAATCCCTTATCGCCCTTCGTTTCCAGTATTTCACCTTTCCCGGCAGCCTCTACGTAATCTCCCCACCATTGCAAAAGAATGCGCCTCTTTTCGATATATGTTGAACGGTTGTAGATATTCCGAATGGCGTCACCGCTTTTGTGCGCTAATGCAGCCTCTATGATGTCCGGGTTAAACCCTTCTTCGTTTAGCACTGTGGAGGCCAGAGATCGGAAGCCATGCGGGACAATAAGCCCTTTAAACTTCGAGCGGCTGATTATCTTTGTCACGTTATAGCGGCTGATTGCCTCGTTTTGACGCTTCAGCGAGGGAAACACATAATCACCGCGTCGCCATGCCTTCATAGTTTGAAGAATATCCATAGCCTGCCGTGATAGCGTGACTGTATGCGGTCTCTTGGCCTTCATGCGCTCCGCAGGGATATTCCATAGCGCGTTGTCTATGTCTATTTCTTCCCACCGCGCCCCGTATGATTCTGCGGGTCTGGTCATCGTAAGGATCTGGAAAATTAGCGCCTGTTTAGTCGGTTCGCCGCATATGCTCGCATCCCAGACATCGAGGAATTCAGGGAACAACGCAGGGGAAAAAGCTGGCAATGGAGTAACCTTCACAGTTGGCAGCGCTTTAGCAATGCGTAGAAGCGGGTTGTAAGCGATTATTCCGGCGTTAACTGCAAAATCCATTACCCCATTTGCATAGCTGCATAATTTCAGTCTCAAGGCTGGATGTTTGGAGAATTTCTCAAGCTCTGCGAGCGTGTGAGATGCAGTGATTTTATGTACGCTAATGCCGCCGATGATGCTATTCAGGTGGTCGATTCCCTTTCTGGTGTATATAAGTGACCGCTCCCGTAAACCGTCGCTTTCTTTTTTTGCCAGCCATGCAGCGGCCAGTACGGAGAATTTCTCCCCGTGTTCCTTCTGTTTTAACGCCTTTTCCTCCCTTTTGACCTCCACAGGGTCAACACCACGGGCAACCAGACGCCGGGCTTTATCTCTTTCTTCTCTGGCTTCGGCAAGGCTAAATTCAGGGTATCGGCCTATGGTTAGCGTTTGTCTTTTCCCTGTTAGCGGGTGCGAATACCTGAAACGCCAGGACTTACCGCCGGCGGCTGAAACGTACAGCAACAAGCCGAACCCGTCATATAAGCTGTAATCCTTTTTTTGTGGTTTGGCGTTCTTCACTTCTGTATGGGTTAGGGGCTTACTACTCATAGTTGATTCCCGTGCGTGACGTTGTGCTTTTCTGGTTCTTGATTTAGTCCACGCCGCACCGATTAACTGCGCAAACAACCGAACTTAAACGAACCCTTTCGGGCGTCTATGCGGCGCTATTGGCGGGGATTTGCCGGATGATTTGAAAGGTATCCGATTGAATTCGAATGATAATCACACTTCCACTTCAGCTGCATGCCGTCGTACTTCTGCGTGTCGATCGGGCGACCAACTTGCGCAGCTGCCTGCAATTCAGGAACGGTCCAGCCAAGCTCCATACCCCACAAAGTGAGCGGGAAGCCTGTTTTTGCGATGTCGACGTTAACGCCTGCCAGCGCAGTCGGGATTTTACTCAGCCAGTTTTTGCCGTTGGCATTCGGCGTACCGGCAGCGGCAAACGTGGTGTTGGTGAACGAACTGATTTCATCAGCGATAGAAACGTCTTCGCGCAACTGGATATCGCGCGACCAGGTGAAATTCACCAGCGGCAGATTCAGTGTCTGATCAAGACGCTCCAGCTCATGGGCAAGAAAGGCACCAGTGCCGTCGACTGTTGCCTGGTCAAATGTCATTGGCATTTGCGATTTCCTTAAATATTGAAGGCCAGCTCAATGTTGCCGCTGGTATCGCCAGGGCCATTGAAGAAAGCGTTAGTGATCTGGACGGTATTCGAACCATCGGCGGCAGCGAGGAACGCGCCGAGAGGGCTGGAAGCGGACGGCGTAGCCACGCGCATATAAACCGGGCCGTGCAATGCAACGCTGGATGCGTCAGCGCCAAGGTTTACCGTGACGTAGCCACGTACCAGGCAATCGCCGGTGAAGTTTTTACCGCTGCCTACCTGCTGGACTTTATCCGGCTGGCTGGCGGTCGGATACGGACGAACGTAAATGCCCACCAGCACCGACGCTTCATCGCTCGCAGCGATTGGCACAAATTTCCCGGAGGAAATCTTGCCGCCAAGGCCGTAAGCGGGGAAAAGGTTGGAAGAGTCCAGCAGTTGAGGTTCAACCGTCAGATCCTGCGGACGAGAAATTGCCCCGGAGATGCCCGCAGGCATCCGGTAAAGAAATGTATTACCCATTGGTTAGCCTCGTTTAGACCAGAATTCCTGCGCGGCCTGATTCATACCGGCAATGGTTTTAACAGTGGTTGCAGTCTGCGTTTGCAGGCTGTCGACGGTTTTGGTGTTGCGGTTTTTCGCCAGCTCAGAAACAGCCGTGAAAGCCATATCTACCGTGGCTTTTTTCAGCTTGCTGATATCGGCATCACCGACAATAGAGCGCACCAGAGATTGATCTGCAGAGGCGAGCACCTGGCGTTTGAACGCTGTCGGCTTAGCCTTTTCTGGCAACTGGATGCCTGGCTGAATCAGATCGGCGCGATAAGCGGCATCACCGGTTACTTTGCCTTCCTCCTCATCCTTCTCTTCTGGATCTTCATCACCAGTCGATTGCTCCTGACGCTCCATGCCTTCCAGCTTATCCAGACGGGCAATGATGGCCTGCGCCCAGTCGGGGACTTCTCCGCCTTCATCGCCAGTGCCAGGCAATGCCGGGCCGGGAAGCGGATTTTGCGGCGCAAGGTTAATGACTACGCCGCCGGGTGTCATAGAGGTCGATACATCGTTATCGCCCGTGACATCATCAGGCGGGTTATCAATGAGACTTGCCATTTCGGCAGCGTCCCCGGTTTTACGGGCCTTCAGGAGCCGGGTAAACCAGTTTTTAGTAGTGCTTGGCATAGAATCCCCTATTGCACAACGGAAACCGGCCCGCCCGTTAGGGACAAGGGCCAGATGGTTAGCGGTAATCGCAGATTGCTTTGCGAGACCAGGTGAAATCTGTTCGTAATCGGCGTCGTACCCGCAGCTGACCTCGTCATCACCATCATCAATGGCCTGCAGGGCTTCCGGGGTTTTGACGATGACATCAGCCAGCAGCAGATCGGTCTTATCGTCCGTGCCGCGCCGTACGTTCTGGATGTGGCCATGAGCCAGCTGGCGCCAGTTATCAGGGGTAACAAATATGATCTGCCCGTCAAAATCTCGCGGATGGCCAATAGTGACCGCCATTCCTTCAAATGACGCCATGGCTCGCTCGCTGAACACCTCTTCTGGCGTACGGCGTACGATGACCTTCCCTCTGTCGTTTGGGACAAGCTCAGGCCGCTCTGTGGCGTCGTACTCCTGCTCACCAGTCCGTGCGATCGGGACGTCCTTAAAAAGGACTGACCCATCAGCAAGTTGAAAGCGGGTATTACCCAGGCGGGTTTTAAAGAAATATTTCATGGTGCCTCGCTAAATGAGCGCGGGGTCGGAGTTTCGAATGAACTCACGTAGCAGCGCCTTAACCTGGCGGACGTTACCGCGACCTGTGGCTTTTAACTCTGAGAGATCGCCAATGGCGCGGTAACGCGCGGTGATGCCGCCTATCGATATTTCGATAACCCTGCGGTCGCCGGCTCGCTTTGATTCGATATGGACCTTTTTCATTCTCACCTCTTCGGGCAACAAAAAAGGCCGCTCATTGGCGGCCTGTTATTTTACAGGGTCAGGTATTTGCACTTCCGACCAACACTTGCAGTTAGGCAGGCACCCGGCGTGTCCGGTCATACCATCGAGCGTTGGCGGACTATCCCAGCGTACAAACTTATCTTTCATTTTTCGGTGTGATGGCCTGGTGCCTGCACCTTCAATACGCCACCAGTACCCCTCAGAACCAACGGATAACGCCCGAGCCTGAGTTAATGCGCCAGTTGCACGCCCTATCTCAGTGCGGGCTATCATCCGCGCCCTGCTGGCCGCCACGTCACCGGATTGCATGATCATCTCGTAAAGCTGATCGGGGCGCTCACCATGGATGACAGCCTGTATCGCACGCTCCTGAATTTCCCTGACACGTCCGGCCGCCTCTAATGGCAGAGACTTCATGTAGCGAATCTGTCGGTAAACGATGTCTTGTGCCACCATGCCGACAGGAGTGTTACCAATCACGTCACGCAGACCAGCAGATATTTCTTCCGAAACAGAACGCCACTGATTCCACTCTTCACGCTCCACCTGGGCAAACATCTTTCGACCGACCATTTCGGCCCAGTCGTCGATCACCCCGGAGTAGTCAACAAGCGATTTAGCAATGCTCTCAGCGCTTGCCTGTGAACCATCGTAGGAACCCGTGACGATTTGATTTATCTGGTCGACTATCGCCAGTAGGCTTTTCTGATACTGGACCTCCGATCGGCGGCGGAGGGCTGGTTTCAGATTCAGTCTCCTGCCACTGTTTCGCCGCATTCTGGATATCCTCATCGCTAATTGAAGCACCGATGCCGGTAACGTCAGACAGTTCGCGCAAATCGGTCAGAGCAGCAGCCGGGGACATTCCCAAATCACGCACCGCGGTTGCCAGAGCGGTAGTCGTGTTGGTTGCCACCGTGGAGCGATCGGTGTCGCTCATCTGCCACAGGGGGTTAAACTCAAAGGTGAAATCTTGCGGCAACGGCTCGCCAAACTCTGAGCGATGCAGTACATCGAATAACAGGCGGATGTGAGGCCGTAAATCTCGCTCCTGCAGAGTTCCCACGTCATCGTAGTAGTTCGCGAGGTCAGCGTCACCGGTTGAAAAACCCTTCGGTGACTGGCGGAACAGACGGACAAGAGGAATACCAACAGCACCCGCGATATCCTCTTTAAACTCGCTAAGCAGGTCAGACAGGCCCGCGAAAGAATAGGAATGTGTTTCAAATTCGTCCTCCGAATCAAACAGGGACATACCCTCGTTCGTCTGGTACTGGCGGACCATTTCCATATTCTTGATAAGCGCTTCAAACGCCTTACCGCCCGTGGCGATAATTTCACGCAGCTTTTTAATCTTTGCCGTTCGCAGGTGCGCCTTGTAGGCAAGCTGGGCAGCGCCGACGCTGGTGCTATCGTAGGAAGTCAGGCGATCGAAGATGCGCTCGACAATCGACATCCCCCATTCGTTTTCGGTGATTTTCTGCTGATACGGCAGTTTCACACCATCCATGCGGATCAGGCGGCTGTGGTGAACAGTCCAAGGAGGAAGCCCCTGCGCCGTTGTCACGATTTCATAGAATTCAGGCTTGCCGAGGTTAGGGCCAAGCGCCTTAATGCGCCTGGTGAGCTGTGGGTTAATCATCCAGCGGTCAAGTACAGCCAGACCTTTAAAGCTGCCCTTGCCAACCTTATCCAGCACCAGCGGCGTCAGAGGTGCCTGACCTTCAATCAGAATCAGCGCCACCGCCCCGCCATACAGCCGGGACCATTTCAACGTCTCGTTGATGCAATCCCAAAGCTGAAGCTCATCAAACCGCGATTCAAGAATGCCACGGCGTTTCGGGTCAATCTCACTGGTGATCCGCACGCCCTTTTTGGTCATATCGTCCGCTTTCGAATCGACTGCGGCGCCAATAATCCAGGAGGAACGATAAGCCCACTCAATGAGCAGGCGGTTGCGGCTGGTATAGTTCGCCCTGTAGGTCGATGCGGCATGCTGGTTAGGCTGCTGCATACCGACACGGGCAACAAAGTTATCGTACGAATCCGCCGTGGCGACTCGTCCTGTTTTCTTCGCCATGGTGACTATTCTCCGGCTTTTTCGGTACTCGTGGCGGATAGGCTAATTTGTTAAAAAACGACCCGATTTAACATAATGACTGTTACCCGCACCAGCCGGATCCCTACCATGATGAAATGTCCGCCAAAGGCTTATTTATCCGGGATAAGTGGCTAAAAGCGCGTGAATAAAACATGCATAAACAGGGTCGAAAAATGAATAGCGTGAATTTTGCGTGAAACGGTTATTTCCAGGTATTTACCTGTTCCCCAGCGCTTCCCAGATATCCATTGCCGTATCGGTTGGAGCAAACGCCATGATGAACGCGTCGGCCACGTTCGGCGATGGTACGTCACGCTTGGCGAGGTCTTTCTTGCTTTCCACCATCACGCGACCGTTTTTGTCAAAATCACGGTGCGGGGTGGTAAGTTCCAGCTTGAGCTTTTCCAGCAGCGGGCAGGATGAGTCAATGCTAATCAGCTCATCTACCGGGTACTGCTCGCCGTTCTTTACCGCGTTGAAGGTGTTACGGAAGCGATCCGCTACCAGCCACCAGGCTTGCGCTTTGAGGTTGGCGAAAAAATCCTTGTTCGGGATGCCAATGTATTCGTAGTCCGGCTCATTCACACCAGCGCCTGCATTGAATCGCTGATAGTTGATGCGGGATGCGTTCATGTTTTCGCGCTTACGATCCTCATTAATTTCTGAGAATTTCGCGCCAGCAGATGCCCCAACGCCGATTGAGTCGTAGACGATATCAGCATCGCGCTCCAGTGCTGCCTGATACGTACGCTGGCAGCTCTTCAGCAATTCGTCTTCTTTCGCCTTCCACTCATCCGCCCAATACACGACGGAGCCGTGGCGATAGACGTTAGCGCACTTATCGGCGCCGCTATCGGCGACGTCGAAGCCAATACGCTTGCGCCCGCTTGGCTCGAAATTAAGGACTTTGTGGGCATCAACGGCCGCCTCAATCCATGACAGCTTGATAATGGCCGCATCATCATCCGACTCTGGCACGCCTTCGTAGACGTGCTTAAACCCATCCGGATCCCGGCGCTTAGCGGCTTCGATAACCTTCAGCATGGTGTCGGACAAAAAGGGGTTTTCATCGTAGTTGATTTTGCGTATCAGCGTATCTTCTGGCGGGTCGACCACAAAGTTACGCCAAACGAAATCAGTCACCAGTCCGGGGTTAAAGATAAACCAGCACTCTGAGCCCTCTTTACGGATGGTAGGCTCCAGTATCTTCCACTGGTACTCGGTCAGCGCGTGGGCCTCTTCAAGCCACAGAACGCTGATACCTTCCAGAGACTTAATCTCTTCAATGTTGCGCCAGAGCCCATAAAACACGAATTCGGACCCGGTCACCCGGTTAATGATTTTGTTGTTCAGAATGCGGAAACGATGCCGCAGGCCGAAGCGGTCAATCTGAATTTTGAGCAGGGTATACACCGACTCTTCAATTTTGTTCTGGATCTGACGCGCACAACAAAAGCGAAGGCTGTATTTATTCGACAGAAATATGGCTATGCCAGCGGCATCCCATGATTTTGACGATGACCGACCACCATAAAGCACTTTGTTACGCGCCTGCGTCGTCCAGAAGCTACGCAGTACCGGATTCAGCGTCGGTTTGGATGTCAGAGTAGAAGTCATTGAGGTCACGCTCTCCGTTGCCATCATCAATACCTGCATCACGGCGAAGACGATCGGCCTCCAGCGACACCTTATCAGTAGCAGCCTTGCGATAGTCTGTATCAGCAAATATTTTGCCTACCGTCGCAAGCGTGCCGACGATGGACTCAATACGAACGGTATTGCGCATCATCGCCTTCTCGGCGGCGCTGATATTTTCCATCAGCACCTTTCTTTCCTGGTCCCCTTCAGCATCTTCCAGCTTGGTCAACCACCGGCCAATATTCTCTGCGGCGACAAGGTTGTTAGCCCGAAGGCGAAATAATTCGTCTTCGAGTGTCAACGCTTTCGCGTCTTCAATGACCTCATCTTTAAGCAGAAGGCGGCGGGCGTAACCACCATGCTTTAACGCCTGCTGGTTGCCGGGTTGAAATGGGTTAGTCGGTGGATCGGTACGCACCCCGCGTATCGGTTTCGTATCTGGTGGAGGTTCGGCTTTTGGTTGCGTACTTTTTTGCGTGCGGCCAGAGCTGGCAGGCTTTTCGCTGGTACGCGCCTTACTCTTTTGCGTACCACTTTGCGTACCATTTTTGCGTACCTGCGTACTGGCCTTGCGTACCCAATCAAACTTTTTAGCCCTCTTCCTGATAGCCCCTTCAGTAACGCCGTATTTATCGCCTATATCACGGAGACTAAGGACTCCGGCCCGGTATGCCGATTCGATGGCCTCCCAGTCCGGTGTTGCCATAATTTTGTCCTCGCCTTGACATTATCGAAGCCCCTCAATGAAGGACTTCTGTAATGTGGGCTCTTATCTCAACGCAGCCCCTTACCGCGCGCCGGATGCTCATCTTCGAGCGCCAGCATTGAGATAATATGGCTGACCTTAAACCAGCCAGGCTTCTCCGACAGTCGACAGAGCCAGATCGACAGGAGAATGAAGAGTATCAGCATCGTTACCTCAGGCACTGCGTGGTGATGTATTCCTGCAGGGCTCTCAGGGCTGTTTGGTCGCTGAGGATTCCGGACCGGATACCGAGAACGTTTCGTCCAGCAACTGCAGAGAGTTCGACGGTGGCATCATCGCCCACGCTGGCGGCGCCGGCGGTTTGGGTTGCGGCTGACACTGGACACTTGCCTTTGACGAGCACCCGACCACCATTATCAAGCTTGCGCTGCAGAGCATCATTTTCAGCGTTTGCATCGGCTAATTCCTTCGTGTATTTGGCATCGAGTGCGGCTACGTCACGCTGGCGGGTCTGCATGTCCGCGATCGTGTCATTTGCCAGGCTGAGTTGCTCAGTCACTTTGTCCCGCTGCCTTTTGAACTCGGTGGCATTGCTGTGGTAGTGACTGGCCAGCCACCCAAGGCAAACCATCAGGCAGATCACAATGGCGCTGATAATGGCGGTTAACCGGCTCATTTCTGCCCCCAAAGACAAACTTCGCGCTCAATCTCGCGGCGAGTTACCAGACCCTTCCACTGCTTACCCTTGGCGTAGGTCCAGCGGCGCAGCTGATCACATGCACCTTTCTGGTCGCCCTGGTTGATTTTGCGCAGCAGCGTGGAGGTCTGGAAGTTGCCAGCGCCGACGTTATAGGCGAACGAGTACAGAGCCCCGCGCATTGTTTCGGGGATCGGCTTCTGGATGTATGGGTTAATCTGGCGGGCGACGGCGTTCAGGTCTTTACTGAGAAGGGCACGGCATTCGGCCTCGGTGTACTTCTTGCCGAGCATGATGTCTTTGCCAGTATGGCCATAGCAGACAGTCCAGACGCCTACCACATCCTGATAAGGGTTGTATCGCACACCTTCAAGACCATCGTTCCCGGTTGGGCCAGTGATGAGCGCAGAGGCAATGGCTATGGCGCCACCGCCGCCGGCGATCACGCCAATCAGTTTATTCCTCATTGATGGCGTCATGCTCACCCCTGTGTATCACTTGCGATCCGCTTCAAAGCCTCGGTTACCACTTCGGCTGAAGCCGGGCGGTCACTTCCTGGCTTAGCGGAGACATCAGCCAGATAACTGGCCAACAGCTGCGTGCGTTTTTTCTCTTCATCCAGTCGCTCTCGCTCTTCTTTACGCTTTGCGTAATACGTCTTGATTGTGAAGAAGGCAGAGATCAGGGCGCCAATGATGAAGACATAATCCTGCAGACTCAGGACGGAAAAGATACCAAGCAAGGCTGACCACCAGTAAGGCAGATTGTGACCATCGGTTGGGTTCATACGTTGCATCTCTCACCTCCGATAATGTTCGGGGTGCTATCTGTAGTCAGTAAAAGGTTCAGGGCCGTCGGGCTGATTTACCAACAAAGCGTCGAGGGTGATACCCGCGACCCTGAAAATAAAAAAGCCTGCGGTTAGGCAGGCAATAAGCATGAGGGTAATAACAATGTCGGTGATGACCGAAAATACCCTGGCTGGGTCTGGCGGCCTGTGGCGCTGTTGCAGCAACACCCCTGATGGATTGGATTATGAGCCCGTCATCAGGTCAGGCCATTATCTGGTGCACCATTCAGGACTCGAACCTGAAACCGATAGCTTAGAAGGCTATCGCTCTCTCCGGTTGAGCTAATGGCGCTGAATTGGTGCCGGCTAACGGACTTGAACCGCTACCCATTCGCTTACAAGGCGACTGCTCTACCATTGGAGCTAAGCCGGCTAATTTGGTGGAGCCCGATGGAATCGAACCATCTCCTGATACTCTTCAGGCATCCGCGCGAACCATCTACGCCAGAGCTCCGTAATTTGGCGGGACGACGTGGAATCGAACCACGATAAGCAGGTTAACAGCCTGCCGTAATGACCTTTATACGATCGACCCTCAATCTGGTTCAGGGCTCTTGCGCGGCGGGTGTCGACGTGTCGTGCAGCACGTCTCTACCCAAGAGCCCTGACCGGATCGCAGGCATAAAAAAGCCCAAGGCGTTAACCTCGGGCTTGAATTCTTTGTGTGTCGACAATCGAAGCTATGGCGACGATATCAGATTTACATGAAATATATGCCTTTCAGTTCGGTTTTGCAAGACTTACATCTAAATTTGTCGCCTTTTGTTGTGAACGTGATCGCGTTACCGATATGAGAGAGTCGCTATCAAGCTTCACAAAACTGCTGCGCAGCGCCAGCCAATGAGGGAGGTAGGTTTCTGTCCATGTTGACTTTGCTACACCAACCAGCTCCGCCAGCGACTGGTATTCATACGTCTCCCGCCCTGCCAGTTCGGCTTTGACGTCCTGCGCCGCCAGCCAGATAAGTTGACGGAGGCGATCGACAGTCTTCTTCGCAATGCGTACGCCGGCCAGCTTCTTGCTGAATTGCTCCCATACCCACCGGGTGATCGTCTCCTGGTGCTCCCAGCGGATATTGTCGCTGTAGTTCCACAGCAACCAGGATTTCTGGTGGTCTTCCAGCGATAGGAGGGCGCGGCGCCAGCTGGCTGTCGAGTATTCAACGGGCAGAACGAGAGCGATTGAGGACCCCTTAGCACGTGACTGGCTGCCGCTCATCGGCGGCCCGTCCGGGTTAACCATTTTTTGCTTCACCTCGCTATATACCTTCTTCCGGCCACGGCTGCGCGCCGTAGCGGTGAATTGCGCGTTTTCTGCGAAAGCCACCAGTTGCCCTTTCGTCGCACCGCTCAGATCGGCGGTGGCCACTATCAGCTGCTGGCGAACAAATTCCAAGTATTGAGCGGTCATGCTGTCTCTCCCGGGGTCTGATAGATGCGAACGAAATTTCTCAGTATGCGGTAGTCAACCAGTACGGTGCCGCGGTGCCGGCAGAGGCGGAGCTTTTGCCAGCGGTCGCGGATGCGTTCGATAACGTCACGGCTCATTTGCCTGCCCTCGCCATGACCTTTGCCATCGCCTTATATGCCCTGAGCACATACGCGCTCTTTCCGTACAGGGTGATCTGGAAGGTAATGCCGCGGGACTCCCAGGTATTGACCGGGGAAGCGTACAGTCCTGCATCCGCAATGCGTCTGGCCATAGCCAGTTGCCAAAACGGGCCAGTCAGCCAGATGCGGGAATAAGCCCCTTCGTCGCTATAGGTGATCTTCATGCAGCCTCCCGTTGTTTTATGAGCGCACGGCGTAGCGCGCTGTAATGGCGTCTGATGCCTTCCAGTTCTTCACGGGTGTATCGGTGGGTTTCGTTGTTGGATTCCAGCGCCAGCACACGCTCTTCGCCGATCAGATCGACCAGAGCGGAACGGTACGCTTCGATGTTCCCGGATTTGTGAACGTTACACGCGGAGCACTGGAGCCAGACGTTATCTGGATTGAATCGAAGCTGTGGTGCGGCGGCGGTGGTGCGGTAGTGACCGGCATGCCACGCAAAAGCGGTTTTTTTCCCGCAGGAGATACATCCATGCCCGTCAGCAAGCAGCATTTCGCGCCGCCAGTCGTTGAAAACACGCTGAGTCATCTGGACCCAGTAGCGAATTGGCTTCAGCTCACTTCGGCGTGCTGCACGCCGTTGGCGTCCTTCCTTTTCTTCGGCGCGCTGGCGCTTCGCCGCCCTTGCCTTCACCGCTTCCCGGGCTTTTGCTGTCTGTTTTTTGCCGATCGCGCTGGCACATTCAAAACTGCATACCACCTGCCCTTCCCGGGAAGGATGGAACCATTCGCGGCAGTGGGCGCATTTACGACGAGCTGGTTTACGCATGATCACCACCCTGGATCTGCACCAAGGTCAGGCGGCCGCAGAATACAGCCCCGGTATCGATATACATCTGATTGGCATACTGGCTTGGCTGATGTGCCGGGGTGTGACCAAAAATAAACAGGTCTGCACCGGATATTTCATTCACAATCCCATCCTGAGCCGCGCTCACTCGCTCACGATTCCAGATCACCTGTTCTGCATCAACGGGCCTGCCATACGCATATTGGTTATGCGGGTAGTCAGCATGGCATACCACCACCCTCTTACCCTCGGTCATTACCTCGATGATAAGTGGCAAACCTGCAACCAAATGGACCAACGAGATAGCCAGGCGTGCTTTGTCGTAGTCAAGGTTAAAGAACCATCCGCCACCGTTAGCGAGCCAGTGATCCACTTTCCAGGAAGAACGTAGTCCATCGAGCATCATCTGCTCATGGTTTCCGCGAACGGCCATGAACCAGGGCATTGTGATTAGCTCAAGGCATTCGACGTTTTCCGCCCCGCGATCGATAAGGTCACCTACTGAAATCAGCAGGTCACACAATGGGTCAAAACTGACCCTCTCCAGCTCGTTCATCAGCAGCGTATGGCACCCATGAAGATCGCCAACAACCCAGATGTTGCGCCAGATAGCTCCATTAATGCTTCGGTAAAGGCTCATGCGATTTTCCTTCTGGCAGCGCGGCGCAGCCAGCGGACATCTGCCAGGTGAGCCGTATAGTGAAAGGTGGGGATATCGGAAGGCTTAACTTCGACCTTGCGCTTACGGCGCGTAGGCACACGGAAGATGCCGCGCTCCATTACTTTGGCGAGAAGACATTGCATAGCCATCACCCCGCAAAGCTCAGCAGCTGACTGGCGGCGTTTTCAGCCTCAGCCGGCGAGTGGAATTTGCGACGCAGAATGTAGTTCCAGAGCACATTCAGCACTGATTTGTAGACGCCGTTAAACTGGCTGTCGTCCATGCTGGCGAAGGAGATCGACTTTGCGACACGACGACGGCTGCCGTCAGGCATCTGGTATTCGTCGTAAAAGCCAGCCTGAATGGTTGCCCACTCGCGGAAGGATTCGAAGTGTTTCAGCAGCGCCATATCGCGGGAACGAGAAATACCGACAGAGGAGAGATACATCTCCGCGGCGTTCTGGAGCGCAGCGCGCTGATCGAAGTCAGATGAAAGGAAGTCGATAAACCCGGATATGAGGTTGCGCTCTGCGGGCTCAATGAGACCACCCGAAGGCGTCCAGTAGTGATAGCCGAGGGTCAAAAGCTTGAAGAACTTCTTGTGGAATGCGTAATTCCGGGGCTTGCGGAACTCACCGCAAAGCAGTTGCCCTACGGGGATAAGTTGCAGGTATTCGCTGGTTCCCGGCTCTGCGGGAATCAGTACGTTTTGATAACTCTTCTCAAATTGCAGTGTTTGCGCCATGTGTCCCCACTTGGCGCCGGGGTAAAGTTGTCAGTTGTCCAGACTGACCAGGTAATTATCGCCCGTTACGGGGATAAAAGCAAAATGAGCATATACGAGAAAAACCCCTCCGGAGAGGGGTTTGATTTCAACTGGAGGCTTTGCGTTCTGCGGGGGATTTAGGCATCGCCAACTTCCTCAAGAATCTTTGAAGCATCGATTTTACTAAGGCGATTAACCATGGCTGCCATCTCCCTGCGCATGATTTTTTGAAGCACCCTATCTCTTCTGAAATGGCAAGGTTGTGGCCTGTGCTTACGCTTTTCACGAAACGGAAGAGATGATGATTGCCAGTATCGCTTTCTGAGCGCCCCAGACTGCACCATGTCAGACCTGACGATTTCGCCTACCGTACTAGCCCTCGGCATCACCTCACCTCCTGCGGACCGGCCGGCAGCGGCATCCAGTGCGTTACGATTGGACGGTAATTTGTTTTTCCAACCCATCCACATCCATCATGCCAACAAACGAATGGTTGTCCGTAAGTACCAAAATCAGCACGTTTTTCAATACAAAGAACAGGCTCAGTATTATCAGGAATACGCTCGCTTACCGGAATCCATCTATCTGCGACACTATCGACGCTCTGCACCGAGTTCAGAGCGGGGGTATCATGCGTGGCGGCTGCGAACTCACGAACAATGCGCTTAATGCCGTCGATACGGTCATCATCAACAGGGTCTGCCGTTTCAATCCGATCAAGCATCATCAGCGCTGCGTTTGCTTTATCGTTGCCTGTCCAACCATCCGGAATTACCGGAGAGTTGCCAGGATGCACCAGACACGGCCAGCGCAGCGAACCATCGCCGCTGGGGCAGGTGCAAACAGGAGAAGCCTGGAGCATGGCGGCGCGGCAGGCGTTTTCTGCAATATCTGCGCATTCCTCAACGATATCGCGTGCGCTTTCCGGGAACTCAGATAGGCATGCACGTATCGCTGTCGCGGCATCCGGCACTACCGGCGCTGGCTGCGCGTTAGCCGCCGAGCGGAGCCGGAATGGCAAGTCGAACCACACACATGCACCCGTCCTGTCTTTAGTAGTCAGCAGGTCTTCAATTGCTGATGCCGCCGTATGAAGCAGTTCTGCGCTGACTACCGGCGCTGGCTGCGCTGGCGGATAATTTGCCAGCATCCAACTAATGACGTAGTCGGCCTTGAACCGCTCAACCGGAAATCCTTCATTCCAGTCACGGAAGTGATAGATAACTTTTGCCAGCTCAGGTTGAAGCGCCACCGGCTCGCTGTCCATTGCGGCCAGCGCCATGCGGGCCAATGCCGAAGCATCACCGCATTGCACATGGTCAGTCTCGATAATGTTGAGTAGTGTTTCTCGTGAAAATTCGCTCATTTCCGGTCCACCTTAATTTTGCTGAGCGCCTCAAAGTGCCTGCGCATAGTTGCCTGTACTTCGGGATGCTGCCAGTTGGTATGGATTCCGCCGTCTTCGTCGATGGTGAATTTACCGGCGTTTTCTGTGAGAACCCTCTTGAGGCGTTGTTCGGAACTTTCGATTTTGAACATCACTCATCCTCCACCTTGATGCCAGCGGCGCGCATAGCGGCGACATCACCAGCACGCACACCTTCAGCCAGTAGCCGGAATGCCCGATTTAGCGTTTTATCGTTAACCTCTGCCAAGTACTCATTGATGTCGGTCAGCTTCACGGTGACGGCGCTTGACTCGCTATCCAGCGGCGGCAGGTCTGGGGTTGTCACGCCAAACAGCGCCGCCAGTGCGCGGTAGTTCTGCTCGCTGTGATAGCGACCTTTGCAGCGGACCAGTTTTTCAGCTGCTGCGCGGATGGGTTCCATATCATCGATATACGCTTTGAGTTTATCAGCGCGGAACCGCTCGTTATCAAAGCTGGTGCGCAAGTTTTCCCTCTCCTGCTGCGCCTTCTCCAGCGCCTCTACCAGAGCGATGACGTTGGCAGGGGTCACTAACTCATGGAATTTATCTCTGGCTTCAACAGCCTTTGAATAACGAGCAATACCCCAAACAGATTTATACTTCTCTGCTGCCGCTTTCAGGCTCTGCGCCAGTTCGGTGACATCAGTCATGGCTGGCCTCCTCGAATAACACATCACCCTCAATACCGCCGACCTGATAAACGATCGAGCCATCTTCACGATATTCCATTGGTGCAGCGCTCCAACCTTCGCCATTAGGATCGTCATCGTCGCCAACTTGAACAAAACCGCCAGCAACTACACGGGCCGGATACATTTCACCCTCAGTCCAATATCCTTCGGTATCCTTAATGCAAAGAATTTGCAGTGAGTTTCTCATTTGGCCACCTCGCGCAGTTGCTCGCAAAATTCCTTGCCGCAGTCGATAGCGCCAACAATTACGGCAACTTCATCGCCTACAAAATCACCCTCATCGACACACTGCTGCAGGCGACCAATGAACTCCCCCACCCCATCAGCCTTAATCCCGGCTACGAAGCGATCGGTGGCATGTGTTTCCAGATTCATATTCAGCGGGTAATCAGCATCAAGTTCTTCATGGATGAATTCAGCCAAATTATTTCGGCTTTCCTTCAGCGCCACATTCTCCGCAGCCAGCTGAGAATTTTGGTCTGCCAGCACATTCCCGGTTTTTATGACGGTATCCAGTGAAGCGCTGCAAATGCGAAACTCTTTAGCCAGCTTCAGGAACTTCTGCTCTCTGATCGACAGCTCGCCTGCGCTCTCCAGAGAAGCGATGAGCTCGTTTACTGCCTGTAGTGTGATAGTCATGCTGATGTTCTCCCGTAAACAGCCAGTACCCGCTTCATCGCCGGGCTTTGCCGGCACTCGTTGAAAATCTGGTTTGTGCTCTTCCTGCCTGAAATTTCTTCTTCAGTGGCCAGCCGGTAGTAAACCGTCCGCCACACCCGAGCTTCCGCTACCAGCACCCCCTGCTTTGCCAGGATATTTGCAGCCTGGTTGATGCAGGTATGCGTCATTCCGGAAGCCGCGGCGACATCTGGAGAGCTGCAGGTTTTATGCGTTTTCAGGTAGTTCAGAATTGCGTCTTTGCCTGTCATGACCGGTTCTCCCGATAGCTTTCCCAGGTAAACGAAATCGTGCAGCCGCCGCCGTCGTTCATGCGGTCGATGACGCGCTCGCCGATAAACTGCGTCAGCTCATCCTTCGGCAGGTTGCTGATCAGGATCGTCGGCTTCAGGCGCTCGTAGCGGGTGTTGATGATTTCAAACATGATCATCTTCTCGGCTTCGCTGCCAAACTGCACACCAACCTCATCGACAATCAGAAGGTCTGGCTTCGTGAAGTAGCGGATCACCTCATCCTCAGTGCGCGTGGCTGTTTTTGACCAGGTCGATTTAAACTCCCGGGCAATTTTGAGCGCCGTCGTGAAAATGACTGAGCTTTGGTGGTGCTCAATCACATGACGGGCAATGGCCAGCGCAAGGTGGTTTTTCCCGGTACCAGGCTTGCCACACATAACCAACCCACCGCCCTGCTGGAGGCGATCAGTCCATTTCGATGCGTAGGCCTGGCAGACCCGTAATGCTCGCTCAGAATCCTTCCCAACAGGCTTGTAGCTGTCCAGAGTGCACGTGGAGAAGCGCTCTGGTATATCCAGCTGTCGAAGCAGCCTTTCTGCAGTTTGCTGGCGAACTCGCTTATCCCAGCGAACCTTTTCATCCCTCAGAAAATTCAGTTCGTCTTCCAGGCAGCCCGGGCAGCGTGTCGGCGGTGATGGCAGATTGATGATGATGCTGCTGGTCAGGATCCGCTTGCGCTGCTCATACTCGCCATGCTTTTCGCAACAGACGCGCTCGATAACCACCTCGCAATTCGGGATGTCTTCCGGTGGCTTACTCAGCTGATCAAGCATCCGCTCAATGGCAGTGATTTTTTCTTCCAGTTCCATGATCAGTCCCTCGCCCATGATGGGATTTCAGTCTGCCCGTAATCCTTCCCTGCGAAATTTTCGGCAACTCGCACCTGTTGACCTGGTTGAGGCTTGGCACCATTTGGCTCAAACAGACCTTGCCAGCCATTGGCGATGCTGCGGTTGATAATTTCTTCGGGCGCGTAACCGTTCAGTCTGCAGCGGTCCAGCAGGTTGATAGCCTGGGTGACCGTCTGCTGAGACTTGATCGGCTTTTTCAGGTCGCGACGATAAGCCACCCATGACGACCAGATTTCTGCAGAAAGCCAGTCAGGCAACTGAACAGCTAACGCATCGAACGAAACCGCCCGGGGGATTTAGGGGGTTATTAATATTGTCTTTATTGTCTTTTGTATGTTTGTCTTTTGTGTTTACCTGATTCGGGTAATAGGCGTTACCTGATTCGGGTAAACTTTTCTTACCTGATTCGGGTAATGTTACCTTTTTCAGGTAAGGTTTCTTTTCTGTACCTTTTACGGGTAAAGATGACCATTCGCTGACCGTTTTATTAATCCCGATAACACGACCGGTTTGAGTTAATATCCCCCGCTTAACCAGGACGCTTTTTGCAGCTGAGCACTTATGCGGGAGAATGCCGGTCAGCTCCGAGAGCTGCTCGTTACTGACCCAGTCAGATTTCTTGTTGAAGCCGTATGTTTTGCGCATGACAGCCATGAACACCAAAAGCTGATGCTGCGACAGACCCGCACGCATGACAGCTTCAAGGAGCTCATTGGCGATGCGCGTAAACCCATCGTCGAGATCTGCCACGCGCAGCTCCTGTAGTGCCACGACAGGCACAGGGAAATTGATTACTTCGGCAGTATTTGCCATAATTACTCCTGTGAATTGATCCAGTTAATTCGCGTAGAAAGCCGTTAGTGTTACCGCACTGCGGCTTTCGCCTTTCTGTTTCCACTCATGCTTCAAAATCACCTTTCTCTCCCGGCCTGTTAGAAATCAGGATGGCCAGCAGTAGCGACATGTTCGGCAGCAGGCTTTCCCGCCAACGACTCACCGTCGATTTATTCACTCCGGCCACTTTGGCGATATTCGTGGTTCCCAGTTCAGCTATCTGGCTGTGTAACCAGCTTTCTATCCTGCGAGCCTCCACTTTGTTGCGTGTCGTTGAACTCTCCATTTGTGATACTTCCTCTGGTGTTGTTTGGAATGGCCGCTGGTTAGGCGGCACTGGCTTTTGATGGGGGGAAAACGTCGTCAATGCTGACGCAAGCTCCGTATTTGTTGAGCGCAGCAACAATCTTTCTGCATTGCTCAATACTGAGATCCCGTTTCCCGTTTTCGTAATGGCAGATAGCGCCGGCCGTCAGATTAAGCTCCGTCGCTATCTGGCGCTGTGTAAGCCCTGCTCGACGTCTGATCTTGCTTAGATTGTTCATGTCGTGTCTCCTCTAAACAGTTTTAATATACATATTGTATTCTTTTCTTGCAAGGTAAATATACAAATTGTGACTCGAAGAAAGATATACAACTTGTATCATTTGGGTATGAGCATGAAATGGTATGACCTAGCAAAGTCCCTCATGAAAACGAAGGGCATAAACCAGGAAGAGCTGGCAGAGCATCTCGGGATCACCAAAGGTGCCGTTAGTCATTGGCTAAACGCAAGGAGAGAGCCCAGCCTGGAGGACATAGCTAAAATTCTTCGCTTCCTCGGCAAGAATAATTTTTCTGTGGGTGCTGGCGGCATGATAATTGATGAAAACATCAAGGGTGATGTTGAGTACGTTGGGCCCTATAAGCGCGGCAACGAATATCCAGTGCTTAGTAGTGTTCAGGCTGGATCGTGGCGAGAGGCTATAGAACCGTATTCCATCAAAGATGTTGATTTGTGGCTTGAGTCCAATGCACATATCCAAGGGGAAGCGTTCTGGCTGCTGGTTGAAGGAGATTCCATGACTTCACCAGTCGGACTTAGCATTCCCGAGGGTACCTACGTTTTGTTTGATACCGGCCGTGAGCCAGTTAATGGCAGCCTTGTGATCGCTAAGCTATCAGAATCAAACGAAGCAACATTCAAAAAGCTGATTATTGACGGGGGCCAGAAATACCTGAAGGGCCTCAATCCCCAATGGCCACTAGTCCCAGTTAATGGTAACTGCCGCATTATCGGTGTAGCCGTAGAAACCAAGCTTCGCCTTATCTAACCTCCAGCCGGCGCCATGACCGGCTGATCTCCTTCCCGTGACACACTCTTTACGCATTTCAATTCCACGCGCGCCTATCCGCCCTAACAATTTTCGCTGGCTCAAGCTGCCAATGAAAAAATAAACATTCATAAAATACAAAATGTTATCTGTCGAAGCAAAAATAAGTATACGTATTGTATTGCAAGTAATGAATACGTTTTGTATATTCAATTCATCCAAACAACACCGGCAACGCCGGGGTGAAGTCAAAACGTCCCGTTAGCCGCGATAAGGCAAAGGTGAAGAGATGATCCGCGAAGAAGACAAGCCTGCATGGCGTAATTTTTGGTTAAAGGTCGTTCCGTTTTTGGTTGCTGTTCTCGCAGTTAGCTATCCGTGCTGGGGTGGCAAATGAGCAAACAAGGCATTCGTTCACTGATTTACTGCCTGCTGATCTGCGGCGTTATCTGGACAGCGTTGATTATCAAAATTCTGCACGTTACGGGGGTGTTCAATGGTTAGTCATCATTACGGTACACAGACCGTTAACCGCGGCGCCGTTCTCCCGGGGATGCTCGTTAAGCATCGGGAAAGCACCTGGACAGCATCAGCAAATAAACGCGGCCGCCTGTACCTGCATCGCGGGATTGAGCGGACTTACACAACCGACTTGCTGGTTGAAGTTTATCTGAACGGGTTGGGACAAGGTCTCAGCCGGTAATCGAAACGAAGAATTTAACTGAGCTATCAGGCGGCTTTCATCGCGCCGGGCGTTTCACAACCAAATTTCAGGAGCGAGCTATGAACGCATACCGCGCATATGACGTGATCGAAGAGCGTAAGTGGGCCGAGCAAACGCTCACCGAAGAGAAGCAAAAGTGGATTGACGATCGGGCGAAGGAAATTATCGACGCCCTTCCGAAAGAACCGTCAGGCCTGTTCCGCTTCTCTGTGCCGATGGACAAAAGCCCATACGAAGGCCTCCGCAGCGATGCAGCTGGCGAGGCATATAACGATCTCATCTCGGCAGTAGCTTACGCCCAGGCGGAATACGACTGGGATCACCGCACTGGCTGCCCGTTTTAACTTTGGGGAATAACAATGGCTAACGAACTTGTGATTACAGCCAGCTCTCTTGCTGAGCGAGGCATTGACGGCGCCACCTGGAGCGCCCTCAAAAACAGTATTTACCCTGGCGCCAAGGATGAGTCGGTGATGATGGCATTGGACTACTGCCGGGCCAGAAACCTCGATCCGCTTCTGAAGCCCGTTCATCTGGTGCCGATGAGCGTTAAGGACTCGAAGTCGGGGAAAAGCGAGTGGCGTGATGTGGTTATGCCTGGCATCGGGCTTTATCGGATTCAGGCCGATCGCTCCGGTGATTACGCTGGCGCAAAAGAACCAGAGTTCGGCCCGGACGTCACTCTGACGCTTACCGGTGTTGAGGTGACAGTCCCTCAATGGTGCAAGTACACGGTCAGCAAGCGCATGCCGAGCGGGGAAATCGTCGAATTCAGCGCGAAAGAATACTGGGTTGAAAACTACGCCACCGCCGGCCGCGACACTACCGCGCCCAACGCAATGTGGAAAAAGCGCCCTTATGGCCAGCTGGCGAAGTGTGCCGAGGCTCAGGCTCTGCGTAAGGCGTGGCCTGAAATTGGACAGCAGCCCACCGCCGAAGAGATGGAAGGTAAAACGCTGGAAGTGGATGCGCGTGACGTAACGCCGCGAACCACGACAGAGGCGCTCCCCCTGGTGGCCAGTGAGGAAACGTTGCAGGCAATTACCGACCTCCTGACGTCCCTGAATAAGGACTGGGAGCAGGACTTCCTGCCTCTGTGCAGCAACATCTTCAAGCGTGACATTTTCCAGGCATCACAGCTCACCGAAGAAGAAGCGCAGAAAGGCTTTAGCTTCCTCCAGAAAAAAGCGCAGGTGGCAGCATGAACGCCAATCCACTTATGCCCGGTGAAAAATATGGGTACTTAACCGTCAAAGAATACTCGCACATGCTGAGAGGTAGAAGGATGTATCTATGCCTTTGTGTGTGCGGTAATTCCTGCTATAGAGCCGCAAATCAGCTTAAAAACAATTCAATAAGCAGCTGCGGATGCATGACAGGAAAAAACGCCACTCACGGCCAGCGCAATACCCGCGTTTACAGGATTTGGAGCGGAATGAAAAACCGCTGCACGAACCCGAACAACAAAGACTTCGAAAAATACAGTAAGCGCGGTATCTGCGAAAGATGGCTGACGTTCGAGCTATTTCTTGAAGATATGGGGCTACCTCCTACGCCTAAGCATCAGCTAGATCGGAAGAACAATGAAGGCCCGTATTCAAAAGACAATTGCAGATGGGCAACGGTTACCAAGCAGGCGGAAAACAGAAGTACATCGTTTTACTGGTTTGTTGATGGGTTGCGTTTTGAAAGCGCCGGAGCCGCGGCGAATCATTTTGGCGTGAAATCAGCGACCATCCACAAATGGTGTCATGGCTACAAAAATAGAGGGATTAACATCCCGCCAAGAGCCAACTGCCGAAAGGAGAGGAAATATGGATAACAGGTGGCTCATTAAATTTGAGCAAATATTTGGGCCAATTGCACAAATTGAGCAAGGCAGCGAGACATGGGCAAGGGCGAGACTCGGAGTTATTACTGCCTCTGACGCTCACAACGTCATTTCTAAACCCAAGTCAGGCAAGAAATGGACTGATATGAAGATGTCCTACTTCCTTACGCTCCTTGCCGAAGTGTGCACCGGCGTGGCGCCGGAAGTTAACGCCAAGGCGCTGGCCTGGGGGAAACAGTATGAGGCCGACGCTCGCACCCTGTTTGAGTTCACCACCGACGTGCAGGTAACCGAGTCGCCGATCCTCTTCCGCGACGAAGGAATGCGCACCGCCTGCTCACCTGATGGCCTGTGCAGTGATGGTCGCGGCCTTGAGCTGAAGTGCCCTTTCACCTCTCGCGACTTCATGAAATTCCGACTTGGCGGCTTCGAGGCTATCAAATCCGCCTACATGGCCCAGGTGCAATTCAGCATGTGGGTTACCGGCAAGGATGCCTGGTATTTCGCGAATTATGACCCTCGTATGAAGCGAGAGGGCATCCACCACGTGGTTGTTGAGCGCGACGACAAATACATGTCCGACTTTAACGAAATGGTGCCGGAGTTCATAAGCAAGATGGATGAATCGCTGGCGGAGATCGGTTTCACCTTCGGGGAGCAGTGGAAATGAAACATTACCGCGACGCCATAACCGTAGGAAAAGTGAAGTGCATGTACTCCGTCCTTCATCGTGGCTGGCTAATGCCATCTGGTGAAGTGGTAAGAAACCCGTTAAAGGTTCAGCGGCTGGCTGAAGAGCTGGACACGAAAAGAGGTGCGCAATGACTGATTTCGGCGGTTCGAAAACTCCAAAAAATGAACGTGACTACTGGCAAACACCGATTGAAATTTTCAACGCGCTCGACCGCGAGTTTGGCTTCTGGCTGGATGCTGCAGCCTCTGAGAGTAACGCGCTATGCGCTCACTATCTCACTGAGCTGGATGACTCGCTGAACAGCGAATGGACGTCATACGGGGCGATCTGGTGTAACCCGCCCTATTCCGATATTGGGCCGTGGGTGGAAAAGGCAGCCGAGCAATCCCGGGCGCAGTCTCAGGCCGTAGTGATGCTGTTACCTGCTGACATTTCTACCGGCTGGTTTATTTCAGCCATGCAATCAGCTGATGAACTCAGACTCATAACCGGCGGCCGTGTTCAGTTTGTTCCGGCATCCGTTACAGGAAAGCGCAAGAGCAACCCCAAAGGCTCGCTCCTGTTTATCTGGCGCCCGTACATCACCCCGCGACACATCATCACGACTGTATCGCTGGCTGAGTTAAAGCGGATCGGGAATCTGGAGGCAGCATGAGCAAAGGAACCATTATCTGTCTGTGCGATATCACTGGCGTTATGGCTGAGCCGTGGGTTGAAGCAGGTTATCGCGCTGTCCTGGTGGACCCGCAGCACCCTGAAACTTCGATCGACGGTCCTGTTGAGCGCATATCGGCAACCATCATTGAGGCGATGCCGCGGCTATCTCAGATTATCCGCTCTGATAACGTCGTCATCGTCATCGGCTTCCCACCATGCACGCACGTGGCTGTTTCCGGGTCCCGTTGGTTCGAGTCCAAGCGCGCCAAAGACCCGCATTTCCAAGCCAAGGCAGCGCTGGTCGCTGAGCAATGCCGGATGGTTGGCTTGGCGGCTGGCTGCCCGTGGGCATTCGAAAACCCGGTGAGCGTGTTCAGTAGCATCTTCGGCTCGGCCGATTACACGTTCCATCCGTACCAGTTCACTGGGCTGTGCGCGGATGACAACTACACGAAGCAGACATGCCTCTGGACGGGTAACGGCTTCAAGGCGCCGGCAGAGAATATGCACCCGATGGTTGAAGCGGCTATCGACGCCGTGAAGCTGGCCTGCGGCCGCATGGTGCCGAAGAAAAAGGCGATCGAAGCCATATCCGGAACGTCCTTTGCCGGATTGGTGGCTGACTGGTATCCGGACAACCGAATTCACGAATGTCCGCCCAGCGACGAGCGCGCCAACATTCGCAGTGCAACTCCTCTTGGATTTGCAAAGGCCGTTTTCCTTTCGAATGCGCCCCACCTCAACAGGAAACGGGAGGCAGCATGACGCCTGAAGAAAAAGAAAACGCTCTCCGCGCCCAGGCTCGTCGCTGCGCAGAAGAGATAACCAAAGCGATGAGCGTAAAGCCTAAACCGAAGTGGAACGCTGTATGCCCCACCCCATCCTTCGCAGGCACTACGAGAAGGTAAAGCCGATGGGTGTCAGCCTGGTAAAATTTGTCAGTGTTATTGGCCGCATGAATGGGCGGTATGGAGTGGAATCATGAAAGAACGCGGAATGATTTTTAACGCCGATATGGTGAGGGCCATCCTCGACGGCCGGAAGACTCAGACTCGGCGGCCTATCAAATGGAAACAGACTCGGTTCACTGAAATTGGTGAGCGCGAAGACGGTAGCAAATGGCCGTGGAGCGAAGATGCAGAGCATGCTTGCGACTTCTGGCACCCATGCCCGTTCGGCGCCGTCGGCGATCGCATCTGGGTGCGTGAAACATGGGCGACCCTGGGCAATGAAGACGGCTGTTATGTCGATTGGGAAGATAATCTTTGCAAAGGAGATGAGCGCTCAGCGGCAAGGATTTACCGCGCCAGCTGCGAGCAGAGACCAGGTGATTACGACCTGTGGTCTATTCCCGATGACGCCTACTGGAAACCACATACCAAAGAGCACAAGTTCGAAGGAGCATGGCGCCCGTCAATCCACATGCCGCGCTGGGCCAGCCGCATTCTGCTGGAAATCACCGACGTGCGGGTTGAGCGGCTGAACGCTATCAGCGAAGAGGACGCACAACGCGAGGGAGTTCATACCGAGGTATGGGACCAGACAGTAGTCGCAAGGAATTACGCAGCCCGTGATGAGTTTTTCCAGTTTTGGTCAGAGGACATGCCCCACTACGTCGAAATGAATCAACTTTATCGGTCCTCATTCAGAAGCCTGTGGGAATCCATCTATGGCTCCGAAAACTGGCTGGCCAACCCCTGGGTTTGGGTTATCGAGTTCAAGCGCGTTGAAGGCGGTGAATCATGAACAGAGCCTCTCCCGTTGATTTAAGGAAATGCCTTGAGGCCGCTCATATGCTGGCAAATATCGGCATCCGCTTTGTGCCGATCCCGGTAGCGACAGAGGAAGAGTTCCAGGCACTGTCTGCCGAGCTTTCACGAAAGCTTGAGCAGATGGCGGTTGAAGCGGAAAAAAGCGAAGGCGGTGCAGCATGAGCAATCCCACTGATGATGAAATCCTTCAAATATTGCGAGAGCACAACTGGTGCATGACGTATGTCGTAGCCTATTGGTTGCGACAAAAATATAAGGAAATCAATACTCCTTACGTGCTTCGCAGGCTGAAGAAAATGGAAGTGGCAGGAAGCGTTAAGCGTGTAAAAAGTTTTTATAAGCGACAGATTCGCTGGGAGGCGGTATGAGCGCAGAAATCATCGATCAGGCCAACGAGCTGGCAGAGCGCCGGCTGGAAATGACCATCCAGAATATGCGCATCAATCATGCGGCAGTTTCGGCTACTCACTGCCGCGACTGCGGGGAAGAGATACCCGAGCGGCGCCGGGAACTGGTGGCGGGCTGTCAGCGCTGCGCTGATTGTCAGGAAGAAGAGGAATTGCGCGGTAAGCATCGGAGGTGATAAATGCAGACAATTATCCAGATCGAGCCAAACGAATGGGTTTCAGAGGACTTGCTGATGGCGGTCACCGGGATGAAGCGCGGCACTATTACACGGGCCCGTAAATCATCCTGGCTGCTTGGCCGGGAGTATAAGCACGTTTCCCCTGAAGGAGAGCCAAAGCCAACCAGCGAATGCATGTACAACCGCAAAGCGGTAGACGCATGGATTCAGGCCCAAAAGCAACCATTGGGTGATCGGGCGGAATGAAACAGGTAAGCTTACACCGCTCCTGGACGTCGGGAGGGAACAATGAGTAAAGAATCATACCCAACGGGCGTTGAGAACCACGGAAAATCACTCCGCATATGGTTCATTTTTAAAGGTAAGCGTGTCAGGGAAAATCTCGGTGTCCCTGACACCGCTAAAAACAGGAAGGTGGCCGGGGAACTGCGAACGTCAGTTTGTTTCGCTATCCGCATGGGTACCTTTGACTATGCGGCGCAATTCCCCAATTCGCCAAACCTGAAAACTTTCGGCATCTGCAAGAAAGATATCACCGTGAAATTTCTGTCTGAAAAATGGCTGGAGCTGAAACGGCTGGAGATCTGCGCTAATGCTCTGGACCGATATGAATCGGTTGTAAGGAATATGCTGCTGAGGATTGGTGGAAACAAGCTTGCTTCATCCGTGAACAGGGAAGATCTGTTGTATGTCAGGAAAGATATGTTGTCGGGGGGATCGGTGAAGAACGGTTTGAGTGTGGCGACAGCAAACTATTACATGACCACCATGGCGGGCATGTTTCAGTTTGCCGCTGATAATGGTTATATCCGGGAAAACCCATTTAACGGAATCAGGCCGCTTAAAAGGGCCAGGATAGAACCTGATCCACTCACTCGTGACGAATTTATTCGTTTCATAGATGCCTGCCCGCATCAGCAAACGAAAAACCTGTGGTCCGTTGCGGTTTACACAGGATTACGCCACGGTGAGTTGGTCTCCCTTGCATGGGAAGACATAGATCTGAAAGCTGGAACGATGACCATACGCCGAAATTATACGAAACTCGGTGATTTCACTCCACCAAAAACCGAAGCCGGCACCGACAGGGTCGTGCATCTGATCAAACCAGCTATTGACGCTTTGAGAAACCAGGCGGAAATGACCAGACTGGGAAAGCAGTATCAGATTGAGGTACAACTACGGGAGTATGGCCGAACGGCTATTCATGACTGTACATTTGTGTTCAATCCTCAGCTGGTCAGAAAAAGCAGTAACGTTGGTTATCATTACAAGGTTGATTCAATTGGTGACTCATGGGAGGCGGCGCTGAAACGAGCTGGTTTAAGGCATCGCAAAGCATATCAGTCCAGACACACTTATGCCTGCTGGTCACTGTCAGCCGGGGCCAACCCCAGCTTCATTGCGAGCCAGATGGGGCACACAAGCGCCCAAATGGTTTTCAATGTCTACGGCGCCTGGATGGCCGACAGTAACAGCGATCAGATTGCTATGTTGAACCAGAAATTATCGGACTTTGCCCCATCCATGCCCCA